GTAGTCGTATGAGCAACATCACTTTTTACATCTAAACTTATTGTGTATTGTTCCTTGCTTTTAACAGCAACAGTTCCATAATACGGATAAGCCACCGCTGTCATTTTTGCTACATCTTCTGCTATTGTTACTCCGTCTTTTACTATCCATTCACCATTCCAGTATTTTGTTCCCTTGTAAAGATTCCTTCCGCCAATTTGCAATCCATTCACAGCAGTAGTAATGTCCTGTTGCCAAACCTTAGAACTTATCTGCCCCTGTACTGTTGTAAGCTGTGTCCCTTGGGTTGTTACAGACTTCTGTATCTCCGTAACATTCGTAGTCATGTTTTTAAACGCAACATCAAGCGTCTGTTTGTTTGCATCAACATAAATTTTACTGCTTTTCAACGTGTGGCTGCCATCGTTGTTTATTGCATTGAAAAGACTGCTGATATCTAACTTACTTGCAGAAATATTAGCATCTTCTTTTACCATGTCATTCCGGATGACTGGTCGATTGATGCCCTTTTCAGTTAATCCAACGGCATCAAACATCAGATTTCCAGACTTATCCCAAACGTACATATTGTAGTCCGAATTAGCATCTTTACCTATCTGAACTCTGACCCTTTTCGTATCTTTGATAACAATTGTGTTATCTTGCCAGTAAGACATTCCGTTTTCACTGTGAACCTTAAACTTAGTTGTATTAAGGTCAAGTGCTGTGATTTTGCTTGCATCAAGACTTTCAATCATTGCACTTTTTATTTGTGCGTTTCCGATAAGTGATACTACACTGTTGGAAAATTCAGTGCTTAAACTACCACCAGATGCATTGCCGAAAAGAAGTGTATTGATATCTGCGACACTTGATTTCAATGTGGTTATAACCGCACTGTTTGCAGTTAATGAATTTGTTTCAAGTGTTGAAATTCTTCCTATCGCAACATTCAGATTTTCGACTGTTGCGTAATTTGCTTTTATATATTCAATCGTAGCAAATTTGCCCTGGAGATTTGTTATCACTGCTGTTTCGATGTTGGCTTGTATTGCATCAATTTCTTTTGTTTTAACATAATTAGCTTCAACGTAATCGGCAGTAACCCTGTCAGCAATTAGTTTGTTTACCATTAAAAGTTGTGCATAAGTTCTTTCCATGGCTTTCGTGACAGGACCGCTAAAGCTATCGGAAACATCGTCATTATCGTTAGAAAATGATTCGATATTAGTTGTTAATCCTCCATCTACACTGTGGGAAATTGACATGACCGGGATTTTGTAAGTCCTTCCGGCTAAATCCTCCACACTTATAATATCCCAAGGGTCAATCCGGCAGTCTCCCAAAAACTTAACAGTTCCTTTCCGGAAAGTAAATCCTCCGATTTTTTGATAAATGGCATCCACGATTGACTGTGTGGCAAACGGATTGCTACAAGAAATCCCATTCACTCCACTTCCGGCTTTAAAAGTTGTCTCCTGGTTCTGTAACACGATTAACTGGTCAATAGAGTAATCCTGCTCATCTTTGGCAAAAGAGTAAGTTTTACTAAGTTTTACATCATAGTCAGAATCCTCATACCATCGAAATTCAAGCTGTCCTAACCGGTTAAATATAGCAAATTTTCCATAAAGTCCTGCAATGTAACCGATTGCCTCTCTCATAGTATATCCAGCAAATGCTGAATTGCTTGCACCCTCTTCTGACGATGGGTTGTTTATTGTAATGCTTTCAATCTCTGTCACAAAAGAAACACCTATTGCATTGCAAATTTCTTTCATGACGGCAGTTGTGGTAGTTGGATATGTAAGCTGTGAATTGTACGTTCTTTCAGCCAATACCATGTTATCGTAAGCCGTTACATTAATTTCATAATCTGTTGTTTCTGGCTTTTCTGCGTTAAATTTGCCCATAGGAATAAATTCATAGCTGCCATCTTCACAAAGGATTCCTAAATTAAAAGAAAAATTTTGTTTTGTAAGCAAGTGAGGTACTTTATCCATTTTAATTTCCAAGGTAGCAGAAACAGCTGAACCGATTGTGATATTATCTTCTCCATTACTTCCGCCATTATAGTTCAAAGAATGAATTTCAGTTTCTAACTCAAATCCATCAAAGATAAGTTTTGGACGAAATGTTCTTCCACCATTTTTTTCTATTGCTGTCGAAAATTTTTCACTGGATTTATACATTTCAAATTCCTCCTACTGCTCCACAAAGCTAACTGAAATGCTTTTGTATCTTGCGTTATCGATAACGTAGCTGTAAATTTCCCAACTAGGTTCATCGCTATAAACTGTAATGCTTTCCAATCTACCATCTTCACTGTTTGGATTAATAAATTGGACATTAAAAAAAGTGCTGGATTCAATTACTTTCGTAAATGCGGCACTTTCTTTCTGATTCATTGGTTTTGTTGTAAGGACTAACTTCCATTTTCTTGTAACAATGTCTCCCACAAAATTTCCACTTAACGTTCTTCCTGCATTGGTTGACCATACTGGATTATGAGTTATTGTTTCAGAAGCAATGTATCTGGACATATCTACTCCATTTATTTTAAAAAACAAAGTTATCCCTCCTTTTATGCAACAAAAAAGACACGGTTAATCGTGTCTTTTGTTACAAATTTATTTTTTAAATATTAAAATTATTATTCCAACAATTATTACTATTGGAAGAATCGCCCACATTGATGAAACAAATGTTAAAAAATTTAAAACAGTTTTTTCTGTAGCATGTGAACTTGCAAACAAGAAAAACAAAATTAAAGCAAATAAAAGCAATCCAAATTCAAGTAAATGCATCATTGCTCTATCATGCTTTCTCTTTTCCTCGCGAAGTCTTTCTTCTCGTTCTCTTACAGATTTTAGCGAATATCCGCATTTCGGGCAACTATCCGCATTTTCGGAAATCATATTGCCACAATCAGGGCATTGTATCAAAGCCATACAAATTACCTCTCTTTCGTTTTCTTTTAATTCTACAATAAGCTAGGTAATTTGTCAATTTTAAAAAACAAATGCCGATTCTCCAGTTCTTCTTGTGTAATTATCAGCTTCTTTCTGTACTGCCTTAAACAATCCGGCTGTATTCGCTTCCAGGCTGATGTTTACACTCTGTTTTCCGTTGCTTTCAGCTAATGCACGTTTCATTCCGTTGTAAGCCGCACGTTCAATTCCCGCGGTAATTTGGTCATTATTTGCAACTGCTGTCTTACCGTTGCTAAACTGACCAACTAATTCATTGTGATTTGCAAAAAACATACCATCTTCCGGAAAACCACCAGTTGCGTATTGAGGAATTAAAGACAATCCTAATAGAGTTTCTGTTGGAGTTGTGTCTCCTTTTAATAATTTCATATTAAAATCAATTTTACTTAATCCGTCTTTTACACCGCCAATAAATTTATTGACTGCGTACATTGCATCTGATGTATCCATTTGAAGAACTGTAGTTTTTATTCCAGCCAATGAATTGTTGGCGTAATTAACAACATTATAAACAGAATTTGAAAAATTAGAAGTATTCACCGACAATGATGGAGAAAAAATACTTGTTCTTAACAAATCATTTGTACTATTCACGGCATTTGCTGAATTTTGAACAAATGGTGCAGTGTTTACATTCAATGATGGTGTTAATAAATTTGAAAAGTTTGCATTGGTATTATTAACAGCCACTGCTGAATCTGATACCATTTTGTTTGTCGTTTTTTCAAAGCTTGCACCAACTCCTTCATGAGTAGTTTTTGCATTTTCTGCAATGTTTTTATAATTCTGAGAAATTGAATTTGCAGTTTGTTCCATATCTGATTGAACTTTGTTTTTCATTTCTTCAGAATTACTTGTAGCTTTTTCTGTCCAATTCTCATTGTTTTTTATCGCATCCATTGTTAAGTCATTGTAATAAGATATGTCATCCTGAACATTTCCTAAAGTATCAGAATATTCGTTCATAGCATAGCCAGATGCTTCTATGTTATCCAAGTACGCATCAAAAACTTCATTTTCTGTGCGTACAGTGTGAACCAAGCTTGATGATTTTGCATCAAGCTTTTTTATATTAAATCCTACTGATTCTAAATAGCCAATTGCTTTTGAAGCTCTTTGGTCTCCAATCGTATCAACGTATTCATACATATCATCCACAGATGACTTAAATTCTTGAAAAGATTCGTCATATCCTTTTTTTGCTTTTGCTAACTGTTCATATAAACCAGAAACAATGTCTGTTTTTGCTGAATTTAATGCGTATTCTTCTTGTTTATCAATAGCATTTTGAAGTTCATCAGAAGTTCCTTTCCATGCACCGGTAATAGAATCAATATTTCCCTCAATTCCATCTACTTTTTCGCTTAGTGTGTCAGCATATGATTTTACAAGATTTTTTTGCGTATCTGTCAACGAATCATAATTAGCTGACATTTCAAGATAAGTATCAGCCATTTCTCGAATACCATCATATTCCGCCAAGACACCGGCAATGCTTTCTTTATTTTGATCTGAAAGTTCTTTATAAGATTCTTTCAATTTTTGTGAAGCATCAATCATGTTTTGTAATTTTTCTGGGATAAAATTCCAAACATCAGATTCTTTTCCTAATTCCATACCATGAATCAAATTATGAAAAGCTCCAACTGCTGCCGCAATGGCTATCGCAAGGACTACATAAGGGTTTGCAGACATTGCCGCATTAATAGCCATTATAATTGCTTCCAATCCTTTTAATGCTAATATAGCAGCGGCTAATCGACCAAATCCCTGTCCTAAGGTAAACACGTTGTCAACTCCAATACTTTGAAGAACTCTTCCAAATCCGCCAATAGTATCGCCCAATACATTTATGACTGCTGCTCCTATTTTTGAAAGTTTTGAAAAAAAGTCTATAAATCCATCTCCAAAACCTTTTACAAAAGGAGAAATTCCCTTCCAAAAATTATCAAGATTTTTTCTTAATTTGCTCCAATTGATTCTATTTAAAAAATCATTCAAAGCATCTATCAGTTTAGGGATGCCTGTACCTAACGTCCATTTTCCAACTGGGACAAGAAAATCTTTATAAAAATCATTTAATGCTCCACCGGAAAAGTTTGTTAATTTTTTAAGTCCATCATTCCATAAATTCTGTAATGCTTTCTTTGTTGGAGTTGCCGCATCAGCTATTCTTGAGAATACCTTAGTTATTTTGTTTGCAATGTCTGTGGATTTTTGCTCCATATTGGCAAAAGCTTCATCCCATGCTTTCTGATAAGCACTAGCCGCATCCTGGAATGCTTTATCGAGTGCTGCACTGCCGGCGGCATCTAATCCACTTCCTGTTTTTGTAGAAGATGTGCTTTCTGCAGGCTCAGTAAGCTTGTCAACTTCATCAAATGACATTAATTGATTTTTTAATTCCTTTGCTGAATCTGTTGCATTATCCAAAGCATCTGATGTATTGTCTGCCTCATCGTAAATGTTTGAGATTGAATCACTGGCACCTTTTGTACCACCAAGACCGCCCCAATCAAAATTTTTAAATCCCAACATTTTCACAATGTTTTCAGCCACTCTTTGAAGTGCTATTGCTAAACCATTCAAGTATGGCAAGACATTGGCAACTATTGGTAAAAAGATATTGCCGATTGTTCTTGCAAGATTGCTGAAATTTGATCGAAGTAATCTCAACTGGTTTGCCGGCTGATTGATTGTGTCTGACAAATCGCCCCATGCGTACTTAGTGCTATCAAGCAATATTATGGTACGCAGTAAGGCTTTCTCATTTTGGTTTAAAGCTGTGATATTTGCTTTAATCCCCAATTCATTCAATTTTTGTTGCAAATTGACATTTCTAATATTAACACCATATTTATCAAGGGTTCTCGACATTCCGGCAAGACCAGATGCCATATCTTCCCACACTTTGTTGAAATCCATGTTTTTAACAGATGCCAAATCCGCACCAATTTCTGTTAAAACATTTGATAGGGTTAATGCATTTTCGGAAGTAATGCCCATAGAAGATGACATCTGTCCGAACATTGCCTGATAATTCATCAAGGAAGTAGGGTTTATACCCATGCTTTTTGCACCTGTAGCCTCAAGCATTCCGCTTTCAGAAACAGAGTAACCAGTCATCTTCTGGGTCAGCTGTTCCGCTCTTTTTGTGAAAGAATCGTAATAGGCTTCTGCACTGTCATATCCGGCTTCTTTCCATTGTCCAACGGCATTTTCCGCAACTTGTCCAAATGCTGCATTGAAGTAGTTCAATACTTCAACGTAATTCATGGAAGATTCTATGGCTTTCCAAAACTGTTTTACGCCTCTTATCGCAAGGAAGAACTTTGCGTAAAACATTCCAATTTGAGAGACAAGTCCCTTTGAGCTTTTTGCTGCTTTCGTAGCACTTGAATGATAGGAATTTAAACTTCCAGAAAGACTTCTTACCGCAGACCCACTTTTACTTCCTGTTGACGCAAGTTTTGCAAGAGAGTTAGTCATGTTTATGACGTTTTGATTCACTGCTGGTACTTTCGCAAGAGCATTAAACAAATTTGCCAACTCTTTGGTTAGTAAAGGAAGATTTACAATGGATTGTGTAACATTTTTCCCACCTAATCTTGATATAGCATTTGCCAGATTCAATAATGTTGATGTGTCAAATGTAGATGAACCAATGTTATTCATCTGGCGAACAAAATTTTGCAACTGTGCAGACATTGTTGGGAGATTTTTTGTTGCCTGAGTTGTGCTTTTTAATCCAAGTCTTGAAATGCTTGAAATTAAATTTGAAAGTCCCGCGGTATTGAAGTTTAAATTTCCGATACTGTTCATTCCTTGGACAAATTTCACAAGGTCATCCTTAACAGTAATCAGATTTTTTGCCCCCTGCGTTGCATTCTTTCCGCCTAATTTGGATATGGATGATATTAAATTTGTCATTCCAGTTACATTAACACTTCCAATGCTTCCAATTCCGCTAGACAAATTTTTCATTGCCGAAGAAATGCCATACAAAGATGTTGTGTCAATATTCGAAAACTTTTTTAAAGCATTTGCAAGTGATGTGATTTCGCTTGCTTTTCCGCTTTTACCTTTAAATCCTGCTGATGCATCGGATATGCTTTTGATTCCGGATGCAATATTGTTAAGCTTTCCAGTGTCAACACTTCCAAGATTTGTCGAAAGTGTAAGCAACTTTTTGATGAGATTGTCGATCGACCTGTTTGCCTGTGCTGCATTTGCATCAATTTTAATTTGTAACCTATCTAGCTCCAAAATCTCACCAACTTTCTATTCTTCCAAATGATGACTAATGTCCCAGTTTGCTTTCATCGCTCGCATTCTCATGACAAATGCTCTTCTTTGTTCTTCTATGGATTGTTCTTTGCTAATCCTTTCCGGTTTTGAAGTTGCGGGTTTCTTTGGATATTCTGTCTTTCCTTTTCCGAAGATCTTACTTGCACCAATCGCTACCGCCGGGATTATATAATTCCCAACAATTTCCCAAACTTCATCATCACGCATTTTCTGCCTTAATTTGTAGCCTTTAACACAATAACCAAGTTCCTTTGGGGTCATGTGTTTAAATTCTTCCATAGAGATTCCTATTGCAAATGCCATAGGGAAGTATTCTTCCCAGATAATTTTATGAAAATCAACTTTTTCTACTTCTTCAGACTGATTGCTTCCTCTGCGTTCGTTGTCATTTCTTCCACCATCTCGTTGATTCCCGACAGGTCGAAAAAACCATCATCCTCCATCGCTTTCTTCAATTCATCAAAAAGGCTGCGATAACTGTATTTTTTGTCTGATTTTCTCTTTTCTGTAATATATGTTCTGCTTAAAGTTTTTGCTTCATCCATAGTTACCGGATTTTCTTCCAGGCAACCGGCAAAAATAGCCTCAATGCATGTTTGAGGAATATCGGAAATCATGTCACCTGTCCCCTCAAAAACAGCTTTTGTTAAATCATTTCCACCCTTTAAAATATAAGCTCCGGAAACAATATTAAACATTCTCTGAACAATGTTCTTTTCTTCTGCCGCATCGAATCCAAACTTTAATTTATACTCTTTTTCATTTACATTCATTGTAATCATAATTTTTCCCTTTCCTCCTATACTTTTGTATAGGAAAGGGGCAGTCCGTAGACCGCCCTTTACAAGCTTAATCATTATTCATCTAAATAAGATGTGTAATCTGCTGTTTTTTCGTCAGCCGCAACAGCTTTTGTGGTTTTCTTATTAAGCGACTGACTTATCATTCCCCCGGTGTGAATTCTACCTTTGTATCGCTTCCAACCATTTCTTGAACGATAAGGTTGATTGTCATAGTAAGCAGTGAATTCTGCTGTTTTGGGGAAATTGGAAGTTTTGATGGTGGTTGTGCCACTACAAACTCTGCTTTTGTAAATCCTGGTGTGATGGTCTGAAACCACATCCTTTTACCACCAGTAAGTTTTTTGTATTCTGCAATTACCTCTTCCCATTCTGAAATGGTATCGTCTGTTTTGTTCACTTCCACGGACATTGTGTCGGAAACAGTGTCTCTTCCAGCAATATTTTTTGTTTGAGCATCCTCAAGTGCTGATGCATCTATTGCCTCCGGCTCAACCGTTACCTCTCCGATATCATTAATTCTGTGTAACTGCTTAAAAGTGGTAGGTTTCGTCCCTGCTATTGTTTCTACCCCATAACCAAACGTAATTCCAAGGGATGAAATTCCAGCAACTGTTGTATCTGCCATATCTTTTTACCTCCTAAAAATTCGCAAAAAAATAAGAGACTCTCGTCTCTTTTTTCGCTATAATAATCTGTCATTCGCCGCTACAATTCGTCTAAATCGTGCGGTACTTCTGTGTATTTTATTGCTTACCGATGTTTCAGGCATTGATGTGCCCGAAAATCTCATTGTCTTAAAAACATCTGTAATCGTTGCCATAACTTTGCGGCAGTCAGCTTTACTTGTGTTAGTAGTAATATCTACTTGAAATGTTGCTAACAATGCATTGATTCCCTGTCCGTCAAGTGTCTGTCCTTGCTCTACCGCAGGCAACAGATGTATGTAAATTGTTGGGAATACTGCTTGACCGCTGTTTTCTCCCTCATTTGTTATAACTATTTTGGGATAAGTTTTTTTGAGCTGTGTTAGGGTTTTAGCCTTGACAAGTGCTGTGACTGTGTTTTCAAGGTCTATCGCCCAATCGTTTGCATTTGCCATTAACTAAACACCCTCCTCGCTACCTTAATGTACTTCTGCACTATTTCCATTTCTGCCTTATAAACAGGCATCTGTGCTTCAACACCATGCGTAAGTATGAGTTTTCCACTTTCATCATAGTAACCCCATACTTTCTGAACGCCGTGTCCCTCGCCATAAGAGCCGATAATCATACCATTAACAACACCTTTAGGGTGTGGGCTGTTTCCTGCCTCTCCATTGTAGTAAACGCCAGCACCGAACTCTATAAACAGAATTTCTTTACCCTCAACAATGAGTTTTGCTGTCGCTGTACCCGATTGAGAACCCGACATCTCAACGTAAGTTCTGTGGATTGTATCTGAACCGCTTCTAACACCATTTTCATCATAGGTGTAATTAGCTTTTGCCATATTTTCATCTATGACAGGTATTCCAACATTGGCTAATTCTTTAACAAGCTGTTCTGTCTTTTGAACTAGCCAAGTTTTATACTGTTGTAGCTGTCTAATTGCCTCTTGTATGGAGTTTTTTGATAGAGATACATTAATTGTATGTTTTGCCATAATGCACCTACTTTACAACTGCCTTGAGCATATACTTAGTTGAATATAATGCCGGCTTAATGCCTACAATCGTGAAGTCTGCCGATGTTTCATCAACAAGACCGTCAGATGTATATGCGGGCTTATTATCAAGCCATATAAGGTCACCTTTTTTGATAGGCAACGCATTCCTATCTGCCAGTAAAATAGCGTCAAAATCAGCGGTGTCAAAGCCGTATTCCTTGCTCTGTGCTTCTCCGCCGCTGAACGATATGTTAGCTTTGAAATCAACTGGATCTGAAAAACCTGTTTTCTCTTCAAGGACTTTGGGTATCTTATTTCCCTCATCATCAAGATAAGGAATAAAGTTACCATCTGTGTCGGTATATCCCTCATAAAGGATATTTCCCTCATCATCTCTTTCGTAAATAGTTACTGTCTGCCCTTGAAGCGAATACTTCATAGCCTGCTTATTAATGTCAAGCATATTACTTCACATCCTTACCAAATCGCTTCCATAATTCGGACAACTTCTCCCATCCATACATCGAAACGAACGCTACAACAAAACCTGCCATAATTGCCGCAAGAACCATATACCACAGTATTGTCATCTGAATATACTGCATATAGGCAACAAATGCTGCTACAGTAATACCGATTGACAGGACAAATACTACAATATCTGTAGGCACTTTATTGAGTACTCCAATGCCCTTAATTACCTGCGTAATTACAGACACCATAAAAGCTAATGCCCCTATGATTGCTAACACGATTGTCATGTTTGTGATTAATACCTGCATAATTTCCATTAGTCTTTGCCTCCATTCTTTAAGTGAATTTCCTGTATTTCGTTATACATCTTAGTTACCATCCCATTACCGCCTAAGGCATGATATGCGTTATACATCTCAACAAAATTGTCATAAGCATAAGATGGTATTTCACCTATTTTCATATACTTATCGTGATATTCGATAAGCTGTACTCGCAAAAGCAACATTGTGCCTTTACTATTGGCATCTTTGTCTTTTTTCTGTTGTTTCAGAAGCCAGACCATGTAACCAAGCAATATTGGCAATGCTATGGTGTAAGTCTGTAATAAAACATCTCTCATTTTATATCTCCTGTCTTAAAAATATGGCACACTGCCCACCACCCTTAATGTGTGCCGCCTGCTACCATATTGCCGGAATCAGCAAAATGGTAACGCACAATCTTCTATAAAACCTTAGCAAATGGAAATATCCCGACAAATAAACTGTCTCTGTCTTTCCAAGTTCTGTTTACGCCATTCTCATTGTAACTTGACATAAATGCTTCGCCTGCCTGTGAATGGTCATAGACCGCAAGATTAACGATAACACTTTCAAATTTCTTTAAATCTTCGGTTATCATTTCATCTGTGTAGCTGTCGGGGTAGTTTCTTCTTGCCTTTACATCTTCTGTAGCTTGCTTAATGAGCTGTTCGATTATCGGATTATCTTCTTTGTTATCAAACACTACCACATCAGATGTAGTTTCATCTTCATTTGTGACTGTATCAATATGAAATTGTTTAAGTCTGATTTTGACCTGTTCTAATGTGGTGTATTCCATAGCTAATCCTCTTCCCTACAGTTCTACATTTTCCATGACCGCTCTTGCTTCAAGAACGGCAATATAATCTGTCATCGCTTTAATCTGCATATTATAAGTGCTTCTAGGACATATAGGCTTAAAATTCAGTTCTCCCATATCCCATTTATCAAGCATTGTTTTTAACTTTTTATACCGAATGACAATCTGCTGATACTCTGCTTTAAATCTTTCTTTGTAGTCAGCACTGGTCATCATCTCCACAGTGTCTTTTAATTCCATGACGTGCCTCCTATAATCCTAATTTTTCAATTAACAGCTTCTTTAATTCTGCTCCTGTGAGTTCTTCTGCATTGTCTATGCCTTGTTCTGTGGCAAATGATTGCAAGTCTGCGGTGGACATACGATTTATAGCTGTCTTATTCAAATCCTTGCTATGTTCATTCAGCAAATCTACAGGTTTTACAGAACTATTATTATTCTGCATACCTTTTATTAGCGGTTTGCCGATTTTATTTTCTGTGGTTGCAAGTTCTCTGATTCTTGACGGAGTTGTTTCTGAACCATTTCTAGGATATTCATCACCAACTTCGTATACGTGATTAAAGTCCTGCAAATCCATAAACCTGTAAATTACCTTATAACTCATAACAATTCTCCTTACGCCGCTTCTGCCTCTGTGATTGTAGACTTAATAATTCCGTCAAGTCTTTCAGCAAAAAGTACAATGCCTGAAACTACTGTGTCAGAAGCTGTCATGTTCGTATAATCAGGTGTTTCATGGATGCCGATAAGGCCTGTCTGGTCTGATGTGAAATCAAACGCTTCTCCAAGGTCTGCACCATTAACAGGAATGTAATACAGTACGATATTGTCTTTTGCTGTTGCGTAGATGGTTCCCTTTGGTACTTTGCTGTCAAAAATAACAGTTCCAAGACCGAGGAAATTCTCTACATAGGTCATGCCAAATGCTGTCTGTAATGTAATCTGTGCTTTAGCAAGATAATCGGCTACATCAAGTGGGTTCATAAAATACACGGCTTCGATTGAATCGTCTTCAAACTTAACCTGTAACTGTCCCCAGGCCTGCGCAAGTGCTGCCTGAAAACCTACGCCTGTTGCTGTTCCTGTACCTGTTGCAAGGAATGTAAAGAAGTCACCTCTGATGCCCTTCTGAACGTCAAGTAACATTCTGTCAGTTGTCATCTGTACCGCCTGGTCATAGCCTCCACTGATAATCGCCTCTGCCGATGTGGCCTTTCTCCACTTCTTTAAAGTGATTTCCTTGTAGTTTACTGCAACTGTCTGATACTTAGAGAGTGGGATTGTTTCGCCCTCTGCGACTTCTCCGTTTTCAAGTGTTCCTGTAGCCTTGTAGGACTTTAATGTGTATCCTGCCTGCTTTGGAATCTTTCTTGTTACTCCAAGTGCCTCAATTAACTTCTTGATGTTTTCACTAAAAATGTTTACAAACTCAACCTCTCTTGCTCTTACAAGGTCAGCTTTCTTAATTAAATTTTCTTCTGCCGCCATATTTACCTCCTAATTAAATAAATCCATATTCATAGCAATAGCTTTTCTACGCTCATTTCTGTCCGGAATAGCCATAATCTGTTCCTTTGTCATGCCGGAATATTCTCCGCCTGCATTAACTCTAGGTCTTGATTTCATCCATTCGGTCTGTGCTTCTGCGACTGCTGCTTTCTTTTCAGCTTCTATAATTGCTGCAATAGTGTTATGGTCTGCGTCCGAAACTGCATCAATCAGTTTTTCTACAGACTTTTCAGATACACTTTTGTAAGCATTGACTGCCTTAATATGATTAAGCTCTTTTACAGCTTCTTCATACTTCTCATTCTGTAAGCGTTCCGCTTCTGCCTTGGCTTCCGCTTCCTGCTCTTCTGTAGTCTGCTTCGCTCTTAAAGCCTTAGTAAGCTCTCCCTTTTCCTTTAAAGCCTTATCAAGTGCCTGCTTTTCCTTGGCTCTGTCTGCCTTTTCTGTAGCAAGCTGTGCCATCAGTTCTTCAACTGTTGGTGTATTTGGCTTTACTTCGGTTGTCTTTGTATCTGTTGGGTTTTCGGTTACTGTTGATTTAGCTTCATCTGCCATTTTTCGTTACCTCGCTTTTCTGTGTTTTCTTGACTTCTCTGTCTCATTGTGTTTTACCCACTTCTCTGTGCATATAAAAAGCCACTAGGATAATTCCCAGCGGCTATATACCTTGATTATTTATTTGTTCTGTTCTTATCAATCAGAGGGCTGTTGCTAACTTGGTCGCTCAAATCTTGCATCGTTCGGTCATTGTTAGTTGCATCATCTTTAATGTTGCTCTTTTGTATTTTTTCGACTGTTTCCTTGCTTGCTTCCCAAACTTCGTTAGGGTCATCAAATACAGGAATTGCATTAAGGACTTTACCGCCATTAAAGCCTGTCTTGACAAGTGTGGCTATGCTATTTACCTTTGTTGATAATTCGTACAGTTTCTGCCTCTTGATATTAATTTCAATATCCTCAAGGCTTATAAGCCTTAATGGACTATCCTGCGGGACATACGGACTTTTATCAATAGCCGCAAGGACTACCTCTAATTCATCCATTTTGCAACTTTCGGTTATCATCTGTAATTTTGTTGCCGCTGCTTCTGCATGGTCCCATCCACTTGCGTTACTAGCTGCAACGCCTGTTATATTAGACGCATTGTCATTTGTAAGTGGAACATTGCATTTTTCCAGTATCTTATTTCTACGATACTGGATGTTATTGAGCATCCCTGTGTAATCGTAATTAATTGCAAGAGATTCAACAATTGGTGTCTTTCCGTCCGCCGATGTATAAGTCTGCATCCATTCGCCAGATTTTGGTTTCCTTACAGTTTCTTCAATAGTCTGTGTGCCATCCTCATTGTCTGTAACTTTTCTCTCTACAGGAAATTCAACATCGTTTGTATGCCAAACAGCTTGTGTGTTCTGTTCAACATCATTGGTAAAATCAGAAATAAGCAGATTAAGGTTATCTAGCTCTGATTTCTGATGTTCCCAAACGCCCATTCTATCATATGACCGGAAATACTCTATAATCGGCACAATTCCAAGTGGATTTTCTTCTCCGCTTCTTTGCTGATGTCTCCATGCTTCTTTTTTCGTATAATCTCCATTTGCAATCTCATTAAGATTAACTATCTCAAAACGATAATCTTTTGTAAAACAGGTGTAGTAGTTGTTTCCAGTTATTCTATCATGTCTGTAAGTAACGCCCATCATTGTTCGCTTATCGGAATAATAGCTTGATTTCACTACAAATGATGTTCTCGGGTCCAATATGTCCAACGTGAAATATGGTTTATTCTTTTTCCATTCCATATTTACATCTACAAGAACATTACATGTCGCCCCGATTGTTACATATCTTCCCAAGTCTTGCGTCTTTGCTTTAATCTTTGCAAGTTCGTACTGTTTGTTAAGCTCTGATATTCCGTCTGCGACGAATTTCTCTTTTCCATCACCATTCTGCACAAGTGAAATAGGATTTCCCCAAGCGAATGAAGTCCAAAATTCTGATGCCTGATGAGCAACATTGTCTACACACTCACAATCAATGTCAGGTCTGTAAGCCTTAGGTTTCTTTCTAATTATCGGCTGTATTCCCGCATCATAATCAAGAAGATACTGTATTCTGTTGGCATTTTGAATATGCCAAGGGAATACTTCCCTTAAGACATCTAACACATTTTCATATGTTATTTTCGGAACATCCGTTGTTAATACAATTCTTCCTGTCTGCATTTCTTGCACCTCTAATAAAATGTCATACCACTTGAGTTTCTACTCCGTGGGATTTCTTTAATCTGAAAATTATCATCATCATTCGGCACATACCAAATCCATTTGCCGCAATGTTTGCAAGCTATTTTGTGTGTGCGTGGATCTTCCCTATCTGCCTTAATTAAAAACTTGTGGCAGTTCGGACACATAATTGATTTATCTTTGTTTTTATATATTTCCATAATCCTTATCCTCTAACCAAAAAAGGCGCCACAAATAAGTGATGCCCTTGCCGGAGTTTATATATTTTTCATTATAATAATATCATAATATCAATGTGACATTCTATGACAACTTTATAAATATTCTTTCCCATATCTTTCTTCGAAATCGTGCAATGCTTTAGAGTGAACTCTGTGAACTTGTCTCCAGCACCATCCGGTTTTATTCGCTATTTTTTCAAAAGTGAGTTTTTCTATATATCTTGCAAACAAAACTTCGTAGAAATCATTGTTCTCTATGCTCTGGATTTGAGATATTATGCGGGTTTTCTTATCAATATATTCATCTATCATCTTATCAAGATTGCGTTCCATTTCGTCAATTTTCGCTATACTTGTGCCGATTTGGTCCTGGTTGGGACTTGAATTTACTCTTTCTTCATTCCTAATAGCAGATATACTGCACGACAATTCTCTAAACTGTGCAATTTCTGTTATTTTGTTATTTATTAACATATTAAGCCTGCTTACTTGATTAAGATAGTCCTTTGTTGTCATAATAGATTAACCCTCCTATATTGGACTTGACATAATGATTGTCTGTGTCGCTTTTTTGTCTGCAACTATTGCAAGCTGTGTAATAGAATCGCTTGCATCATCGTGTGGATTTTTGCCCTCTGATGTATACATTGTAAATTCGTCCATCGCATCTTGGTACATCTGTGACCTTATGTAAGTTGGCCTGTCATCAATAGCTAGGTACTGTCTGCTAACAAGAAAAATGAATAATTCCTTAACTCTGTCAGAATATCCTTTGATTTTTTCCTCTTTAGGCATTTTGGTATTTGCATAATATGGAACTATCTGACAGAAATAAATATTTTGCTTTCTCATTTCTGCTTTGATACTATCAGTCATTAATTTACCTCCGGCATTCTGTTCTATGTGCAGTTCTGTTATGTAGTGCTTCTTAATAGCTGCTACAACCAACGGAACTGTGACTGCCTGTGTGCCCTTTTTATATACCCAGTCAACGATATACTTGCGTTTGCCGCCAAAATCCGCACATACTGGCATTGACAAGTTATCTGCGCCGCCAAATGCCGGGTCACACACCGCTATCATCTTTCGTTCCTTATCAACAATATCCTCTTCAAAATCTCCATTAAAGAACCTTAGTTCGTTTTCCGGAAACAGCAACCCTTCACGCACGAATGGCTTTTGCATAAATTTAGCCATCCATTCAGCTTTATCAAGTTTTTCACGCATATCTTTATAATATTCCGTGGAAAATCCGTTGATTTCATAATCAAAATTGCTTTCATCATTCTCATTAAGTGCGGGTATTCGCCTGAATCTATATTGTGGGTCATTCTCATATTGCTTTCTAAGGCGTTCTAGTGGGTCAAGGACATTCCATAATGTACCGACCATTAATTCCCTGGCTCCATCATTCTTTCGGTCAACCATCTTATTTAGGTATTCTTGGAATGTGTTTTCCATTCGACTAGGCGATAATGAATGTTCTCTGTCTCTTACCAAATCATCTACATATAAATATCCGTCCTTAGATACATCGACCGCACCTGTCCACGTTCCGTCTATACCTCTACAGGTAACTGTTGCAAATCTATCAGGGTCGCCAAGAGTGATTGTAAATTCGTCAGCAGACTTATCTGTTGGCAATGGTTTATTGGCATATTCTGGGTGCCAGTATGAGGATAATTCCTCAAATGTATATTCTTCTGTTGTAAAAAGGTTCATAAGTTCCTTATAGAACCCTTTAGCAAGTATTCCAGAGTGACCGCCCATTGCACTATGGCTGTTTGGTCTGCGTAATGCTATCCAAGAAAGAAAAAATATACAAATAGTAGACTTTCCAACTCTTGATGGCATTGACAATCCGTAAAACTTAATCTTTCTGTTTTCCAAGTCCTCTAAGTCCTGTATGACTATCTTTAATGTCTTTCGCCTTGGATAATAAAATCTCTTTCCATATGACCGCTTGCGTTCCATATAGTAAATAAAACTTTCAAGTCGATAATAGGATTCTAATTTTAGTATTTCGTAGAATTGATTAAGCAGTTCATATTCACTCCCGCTGTCCTGTATAACCTTTTCTACATCCCATATGCCTTTATCGCCGAATTGTGCCTTGCAATAGCTGTTAATAAGAGTTTTCGTCCTATCCGTACATCTAAGCATAGTGTCGGTTTCTTTCTCATTCTTAGCCAACTGGCACACATCACAATAAGCATTTATGACATTTTCATCTATTCCGTTTTGGGTAATGTATTTTTCACAATCATTTATCAGTGATTCTAATTCAGAATTCAAGAAAAGCACCTCCGCCTTTTAGCAGAAGTGCCTTATAGACCTCTGCCTATAATTGTTTTAGGTTAGCAACTACAATCAATCTGTAGCCGGTAATATGCGTAGTCAGTAGTAAAAGCTATTCTTAGCACACCAATATTGTACGCACCTCTTAGTGTTTCGGAAATTATTTAAAGACTATTTTCTTCGTCTTGTTTTAAGGTAGCGACTAACTCCGTTTCATTTCGTTTCTTTTCCTGTGAACTATTTCTGCACCGCATCTGTCGCAAGTGTGCCATTCTTTACTGTGTTTCACCGTGAATATCCTCCCAAGTTCTGCAAAACTCCTTGAATGTTTTCTTGTCCATCAGTGAAGCTATTTCGCGCAAGTTTACAATGTTGATTTCTGCATTTTGCTCATATTGCACGTCGGCAACAAGATTTACATTGACCATCGGAAGCTCCCCGGCATAATGTTCTATTTTATACGAACTACATAAGCACTTTTCGCCATCAATCGTAACTCTAGCACATCCCTGGCGCCCTTCTATTGGTTCTACTTTGAATTTATGCATATTGCTCATTCTTCCACCAACTTTCTACCACAAATAGGGCAATAATTGATATTTATATATCCAAGGCAACCACTGTCTCCTGTGTCAATCAACACTCCAAATCCATTTTCATCTTTGCAAATAAAATCTCCGCCGGTGTATCTTTTTTTCATATATTCATCATCGTTCGTTGCTATATCTTTGCAAAAATCACACATACTTAGTCCTCCCTCAGCTTTCTACCACACATAGGGCAATATCTAATTTTGAAATATCCAGATGGTCTTCCTTGTTCGTAAATCACAACCCCTGTGTCATCATCAGCAGTGTTTTTGAGAAGTTGTGCTTCTGTCAATTTGCTGTTCCGATTGCCACATGAAAAAATCGGCATTTCAGAACCGCAAATCGTATCTTCGCCGTGCCATTCTCTGCAAAATTCACACATATCATCACTCCTATAACTTTCTACCGCAGATAGGGCAATAATTAATCTTTACAGCCTTAGTCATAACTAAAGGCTTTATATGTTCGTTATCAAGGCAAGCAACTATATTTAGTGTGCTATCCTCAGCACTAACAAATACCTGTATTCCGGTATAGCAGCCCTCGTTATATTTGCTTTCTTTTCTTTCAGACAGTTCTTTTACCTCAAACGCTAAATCATGTTCATTAAATTTTTGTTTGCAAAATTCGCACATATTACGCCTCAATCCCATATTCTTTGAAATAGCTTTCAACATTCTTAGGTATCTCAACACCTAGTTCTTTTGCCTTTTTAAATGCTTTTATTTCTTCATTTGTAGGCATATTAACAGTTCTAAACCATTGGTCCATATCAATATGTCTATGTTCTAAGCTATCATTAAAATCTGTACAATCATAAGCTCTTTTAATACATTTGTCTTGCGGATAAATAATATGTGTTTTTGTATCTCCGCTGGTTGTACAGTCTATCCCAGAACTATATTTTGCACATTTTTCTCTGTATTCGCATATATCGCATTCTGTATTTTTCTCTTTATATTTTTGTGGCTTGTATTGTTCAAAGTCTTTACACTTGTAATCAAGTGATGTGTCGTTTCTTTTTTGGCAAATATATATTGGATATTCGTCACATTCTTCTTGGTCAAAATCATAATCTATATCGCAATATTTACAAATCGAGCAATCTTTCATATTGCACCTCAAATCTTCGTAAATATATCCAAATCATAGTTATCTCTGATATAGTCAACAACTTCCTGTAATTTGCTCTTTACAAATTCATCATTGGCAATATCCGGGTGCCCATAAAACGTGCAACTATCTTTCTTTCCCTGCGTCTTATACTTGCGATAATTAAATAACATTGTAAAAAGCGGTATTCTTGTCAGATTCTTTGTTTTGCGTCTAATCCATAAATTAATCAGCCATTTCATTTCTTTTTCCTCCAAAAAGATTGTCCGGAAACTTATCACCCAACAACAAAATTTTTAAATATTTTGAAAATGTCGGCGGACTCATTCCCGCAATTTTAGATGCATCAATCATGTTGCATTCTCTGTTTAAATATTTTGCACATGCTTCTGAAAATTTGTCCGGGTCTACCGGATGTACGCCTTGCGCCATTATATTCACTCCTCTTTTTATTAACCGAATAGACAGGAATCGAACCTGCACAACATTTCTGTTGGATAGCTTAGCAAGCTACTGGACTACCTTTATCCCATATCGGCAAATGAATCAAACGGGATTCGAACCCGCACTCGTTTCCTAAGCTTATCCCAGGGATTACCCGCTTCCCTACGTCACCACACAAATGGAATTTCACCAACTTCAGCTAATTTTTGCCTTTCGGTGCTTCTGGAACCCCGGACTGCGACTGGCATTCGTTTTACCACGCTCTTTCCATTTTGAGCTATTGATTCTTGAACATTTGACCGGCATCCAACAAAAAGTTAAACACCAGTCAAATCATGGTTTTTACCCATCGGGTACTTAGTACCCTTACCAGCTTTTTGCTAATGGGCGAAAGGATTTAATTGATAATATGATCGCGGTGGTTTTATTCCACCTAGCTAGGCTAGTCGGATTCGAACCGACGCATCCAGGAGTCAAAGTCCTGTGCCTTACCACTTGGCGATAGCCCAATGTTTTTATTCTTCACAAGAAATCAAGAAACTATTTCTAACCCTTTTTTATTTTTTCTGAATTTAGGCTGCTTAGTTGGGTGGCATATGCGGGTATTTAAAACCCCCACCCCATGCCGGCATCGTCCGCCTTGTTTTCTGAATATTCTTTTTATTGTTTCTTTGTCTATCCTATTTATCGGAAAAATTTAAGTTTAACCGATAAATCAGACATATTAAAACCATTAAAAGCCTTGTATTTAAAGGGTTCTTAAATTGTCTTTAATTGTGTATATGTTTTTTAACAGCTTTACGGTCCGGAATCCATGTTGCTGTCTGACAATTCTAGTGAATTTCCCGGTTGCTTTTGTTGCAGCAGCTGCTGTTTAATGTCCTCTGCTGTGAGTTGCTGCTTCTGCACCTGCTCCCTAGAAACGCCTGGAAGGTTCCATGCGTAATGCCTGTTAAGAATTGCCAAAATTCCAACTGGATTTTTATTACCGGTTGCTAACTTGTTCGACAAACTTTCTTCACGTTCTGTAACAAGTTTTTCATAAATTTCTTTGCCCGCAGTACTTAACAGCTTCCTGTTTCCAGCTCCCCAAAAATTAATAGTGCAATGTTCTATACCTGTTAATTTACAGAATCCCATAATACTAATCTCTTTATCATACATATTACATAAATATATATAATAATCGCATATTTCATTAACTTTTTTAATATTATATGCTCCACAATTAGAATTATTGAGGTAATTATTAATATTATTATAACCTTCCAGTTTACCTTTGAGTTTTAATTTATCTGTGCCTTTAAAAACATTTTTATAAATAAACATAAGGCAGGCGTTCCATCTGCTCTGCGGCTCTTTAGACATGTCTTCTATTTTGTTTTCCTTGCAAAAAACATTTAAGAATGCATCTATTTCGTTGTCGAAAATCTCGGAATCATCCGGGACGATCTTCTCTATTTTTTCTCCTGCCATTTCTGGAACACCTCCAATCTCTTAATTTAAAACAAAAAGAGGAAACATAGTTTAAACTATAAGCTTATAGTTTTTATACATTTCCTCTTGCGTTTGTGTTTATTTAGTTGTTTATGTTGCGTATTATAAAACATTTAATTCTAAATGTCAAGTATGATTTTTTAATATTTAATGCCTTATATATTATATATACTATATAGAATTAATTTAATATAAAATAATATACATATAAACAGAGATACAGAAAACAGATGCATACATGGGGTATCAGAAAAAAAATATACCCCATACATGGGGTATAACAGATTATTGTATCTCTTGATTTATTTTAATTATTTTTAAATTGTAAACCATTTATAAAAAATCTAAAAGTTTTATAAATTTTTCAGACGTAAAGAAAAGCACCAGAAAAACTGGTGCTAATTTTTAAAAATTAAAATGGTCGGCAACTCTTATTTTCTGCTCCTTTCTACAGCAACTCTATTGCTGTAATTTTTACAATTGTATCCAGCTCGTTTTCTGCCGATTCTACTACGTCAAAAACGTAGTTTATCCAGCTGTCATCCTGGATTTTGTAGGAGTAGCTGCCACTTTCCAGCGGACACTCTCCCTCTCCATCCCAAACATCATTAAGTTCTACGACCTCCCCGACAGAGAGTTCCGGGTAGTATCCGCATCCTTTTTCCTGTGCATACCGGACAGGATTTGATGCAACTTCATAGCTGCATTCCTCCATGTCCTTGCCGTAGAAGCGGATTTCCTGTGGAAAATCTGCTTTAAAGACAAGTTCTCCGTTCTCCTCTACCTGTTTTCCATAAATCTCCGCAAAGCCAGCCGGTAAAGCAACGCGGAAGTCCCCTGTGTTGTTATCCCCTTTTACAAATGTTGCCGCATCTGTAAAAGTCTTTGCTTCTGCTACTGTTGTTACTTTTCCTGTTTTTAATACCTCTTCTAATTTCATTTTTACCACCATTCCGCCCGTCCTGGGCGGTCCTTTCTTTTTTGTTTTTATTGCTCCGGCTCTTCCGGTTTTATTTTTGCTGCTCTGTCGGATTTGCACCCCAGGAATCTTTAGCCGTTCCTGGTCGCTGTTGCTAAACTCTAAGCGGTAGCAACTCCGCTGTAAGGATTTCTTTTCCTTACATTTTGTATTATAGCATATGTTTATCACTTTTTCAAGTGCTATTTTAATTTTTTTTATAATTTCTTTTTTAGTTCTGCATCCTCCTTTTCTTCTGTGTAAAAAAATAGATCCTTGGGCTGCATGTCTAAAAGCATACAGATATTGTTTATGCTTTTTAACGTAATCCCCGTATCCTCATTTTTTAATTTTTTAAGCGTGTCCTGGCTTAAAATTCCAGTGCTTCGTGCTTTGTAACTGTTAAATCCTACTCGTTCCAGTGCATCCCCAATATTAAACTTGTATTTAATCATTTTTTTACCTCCTTTTTTATAGAAAGAATATAACACATTTTACTAGAAAAGTAAATAAAAATATCACTTAAAAAAGTTAAAAACCGCTTGACATAACTTAAAAAAGTGATATAATTAAACTACAAAATAAAGAAAGGAACCGCAGCAAGCGGTAAGGTAAAAAATATGATTATCGGAACATTGGAAAACGGAAATACCTGTGTATATGATTTACCAGAAGAAATAAAAACAGTAGAAGAGTTTGAAAGCCTTGTTTATGGCTATAATAACGGCAGACTTGCAGAAAGCCAGAGAGAAGAACTATATAACCAGCCTAAATTATTAGGTTTAAATGGTCCAATGTGGAACGGCTGGGGAACACTTGCAAGCACGGGCGAGACGGTAGCGGTCATCCGCTATGAAAAGCCTTGCAGATATTAGCCGAAACGCTCCAAGGTGGAGCGTCAGCCGCGAGATGGTCTCCCGGCTCTGATGATGGCAGACCAGAAAGGAAAAATATGAAGAATTGGACAATAGAGGAATTATATGATCTTTGGAGATACCGCGGATATACAAAGAAAGAAGCGCGGGCGAAAGCTGAAAAAGACTACAAGGAAATGCACCGGAGCAAATCCGATTTAGAGCGTTGCGAAATCATGCAAGAAATGTTTTATAACTAAGTCGAAACCGCCGCCCGGCGGTCTGCAGGAACTGCCCCACCTGCACTGATGAGACAGGGCGCACAATGAAAGGATGGTTGATTTTATGACAAAAGCAGAGCTTATGAAAGAATTTGAGGAGTTGGAAAAAGAAAAGCGTGTACGCATTGAGGGCATTTATTACAATAGCAAGAAAAGCGCAATAGAAAACGCTATAGAGTGCTTAAAGTGTCCCGATGAACTATTAGAAAAGTATTTAATTGTTTTTAGCCTTAAATACCCAAATAGCGGACGCGTGATTGCCGAAAATGGAGATTTTAAACGCCATAGCTACAACAGATTGTATGTATTTAATACGGCGCGCATGATTTTAGCAAATTAAGCAAGGATGGCTTTTCCGGGGTTCGATTCCCCGGCTTGCTTTTACCCGGATAACCGGGGAATATTGAATATAGGGGATATATTGCGGAGCTGACAATTAAAGAATGTTGCAGTTCCGTAAGCCCCTTTTCGCATTGCAAAATTTGCGAAAAAATGATATAATTTAAAAAAGGAGGAAAAGAAAAAGAAATGGAAGGAAAAGGATATATTGGAAAACAGATGAGCAGAAATGCATTGGCTGCTTACGTGAAAGGGCAGAAGCCGCTTTCAAAATGGACAAAAAAGGAAATATTATCTAGTATTTCGGAAATTTTCGAATACAACGAAAAAGAGCCGGAAGTGGATTTCGGTAAGTTAAGATTGCAGGAGCTGAAGGATAGCTTCTTGCGATATACCGCATGGCACCACACAGGCGCCCTTTACAATACGACAAATTTCTACGAAATCAGCGAAGCACTTATTCTTAATTTTACAAAAGAAGATTTTGTAAAAATTGTAGAAAAGAGAAAGCCACGAAAAAAATCCGTAAAAAATCCGGACGCTGATTTTGAAAAAATCGTATCCGAAAAGGCGGATGATGCATTTCTGAAATTAAATGTTGTCTACAATTCGCAAGTCCTGAAATTAAAAACGCTGGATGGTGTTGTTAAGAGATTTGCAGAAGGTAAGATGGATTTAGAAAGCACATTTAATTCAGCAGTGGAAAAAATTATAAAAAATGACAAGTGGAAGATAGAACAATGGACAAATCTTCCAAACACCCATTGGAGGTGGGAGTACGTCTATTTGTTTGTTAAAGAACCTAGCAAATATGCAATAAAATGCTATGGCGGAGTGGTAAACAGAAGGACAAGTATTTACAAAAAAATAAAAGATAAAGTTTCGGAAGAGAGGCAGTAAATCCTCTCTTCTTCTGTTGCCCTGTCAAAGCCTGCTAGAACACAGGGCGAATTGCGGATTTTCGGGATGTTTTTAGCCGGTTCAGAATCAAAATTTCAGAAAATAATTTTTCCGGAATTTTCGGAAAAATTTTAACAGTTCTGAAACTGGTTTTTCAACTAGGAAAGCAAAGGTAGGGGGGTATCAAAAAGATTTACCAAATTTTTTGGAGGAAAATTTATGGAAAAGAAAAAGAGAATATTAGCCAAAGACCTTGTTGGAAAAGAGTACAATGGATTCCAGGTACTTGACTGTAAAACTGAAAATAGAAGAACTTATCTTTACGTTGTTTGTCCGTTTTGCAAGTGTAAAAAATGGATGAGAAAAGATTCTTTGGATAATAAAAAAGTTTTTAGTTGCGGATGTCAAAACAAGAAAAACAATTATTATGCTAAAAAAGATATAAGTGGAAAAAAATTTGGAAAATTAACAGCATTGCACCCAACTGAAAAAAGAAATCCCTTTGGTTCGGTAATATGGCTATGTAAATGTGATTGTGGAAATGAAAAAGAAATCCCTTACAATTCTTTAGTTGCCGGGAACTCAAAAAGTTGCGGTTGCATCAGAACGAATCTTATAAAAGAACTAGCGGGCAAATCTAATGAACTGTATTGCATCGAAGGAACTTCTATTTCGCAACTATACAAAAAAATTCCTTCAAACAATACTTCGGGATTTAAAGGAGTTGTTTATAAAAAAGATAGATCTAAATGGGTGGCACAAATTGAATTCAAAGGGAAAAATTATAATCTCGGTTCTTATGATAAAAAAGAAGATGCCATAGAAGCTAGAAAAATCGCAGAAGAAAATCTTTTTGGTAATTTTATTGATTGGTATGCTGAAAATTACCCGGAGAAATGGAAAAAAATTAAAAAAAATGGTTGACAAATAGATTGTAAAGTGGTATCTTATATTCAATAAAAAACAACACATGGTGTTTTGAAATACTTATTCTCATAGAATTGATAAACCACAACGCAAGGCGTATTGACACATTTATTTTTATTAAATAAAAAGGGAGCTGATTTATTCAGCTCCCTTTTTCTATAACCATGGTTTATAATTTATTGTGTCCATATGAATTATCTGGGCATTGCCATGCTTCACGTCAAACGCAATGATTACTCCGGCTTGTACCGGTGTACTTGGAAGTTCCCCAGGCTTTAACGGAATAAATACATTCTCTGAAACTACTAGCATATTATATCCACGATATTTCAAGCCTTTCAGAATATCATGGAAAAGCTTTATTTGCAAACCCTCACCCTCATCCACAAAATACATTCTGGACCTCTGATAAGGTTTCTTAGGATTATAGCTGCAACTTACAGGAAATCCCATCCCTCTATATTTTGCCGGAGTCATATTTTTGCTTATGGCTTTATCAAGCCAATTTCTTAATCCAAACTCCCGGTACATTCCTGGGTCTTCCAACAGAAAAAACTTTACTATTTCCAATTTTCCCTTTTTAACTTTCCATATGTTTTCCTTTACAGCTGTTCTGAAAAAATCATATTCCTCCGGAAGCCCAGTTGCTTCAAAATAATCATCCATATCTTTTTCTGTTAGTTTTTCAACATTCCTGCAAAAAAACGTCATCCAGTTATTACTAAGGATTAATTTGCTTGCAACTGGTTTTTGCATGGAAACCAGCTCAGAATAATAATCCATCATTTTGTATTTGCTATTAAAGGATATCCGGCTTTCGTTCCGGATTTCTGTTAGAATATTTCCTTTTTTGCTTACGAAAAGATAGATTGCCGGTGCCGGTTTATGTACCTCCAAAGCAATTCTTTCCAAATTTTCTGCTCCGATAAATTCTATTGCTTCTCTCATATTTTCTCCTTTTGTTATTTTTTTGATATTTTATCAAAAAATTTTAATAAAGTAAAGGCAGACTGAACCGAAATCCAGTCTGCCTTTCCTGTTTGTTCCTGCTAACAAGTTTACTTATTTTTCCACAATCGTGTACTTGTCAAAATTTTAATTGGCCTCCTTTAATATATTTTTGTTATAAAAGAATGGTCTGATATTATAAATCCTTTATCTTCTTTCCAATATTTTACCCTGCAATAGCAAATCGGGTCGCGTCGTGCAATAAAATTGTTAATATGATACAAATGTATTTCAGCTACACTGGAATTTAGCGTGTAGTTTACTGTTTGCAAATAGAAACAGTTACTATCTTTACTGTCTTTCCAGTAATGCAGAGCACTAGAATGAATTACATTATGCATACAATAAAATGCATCCAATTGCATATTTTCATATGTGTACCTTAACCTTGTAGTGGATTCCCACATATAAAAATATGTCAGCCAATCAACCTTAACATATTCTCCATTGTAGCATTTTCGTATCATTAAATCTGAAACTGTGTTCTTACCATTCAGTTTCGTTAGTTTTTCAAACATATTTGCCTCACTTTCTGACCGTCAAGCCGATATTACAGCTATAATTAACACATACAAAACTCTTTTCTCACTAATCCGCCTTCTCATTTAAGAAGATATGGAGATCTAACACATTGGTTGTCACTCCATCTTCCTCTTCGTACTCGTATGCGGGCTGAACCTGATGTCCGTAGACATCCATCAGTCCGCCTGAATGCTCTTCGGCACCATTGACCAACTTTATGTTGGCATATCCGCCGAAAACATTATTTACTCCCGACATCGGGATGACAGCGAACTGCCTATAAATCCCGTCCTTGTCTGGGATAGAAATATATCCGCAGATTTCCTCAATTTCCCTTACTATAAAGCTAACACTGATCATATTTTCTCCAATCTCCGCCCCTTAATGGGAGTATTCTGGGCGGTTCCCTTTCGTTGTCATTATAATAACACTAATTTTAGTGTATGTCAAGTATTTTTATTATTTTTTTTGTTGACTATCAACAACTTTTTTTGTATACTAAACAAAAGAAAGGAGGAATTGAAATGTTTAAATATAGAATAGACATTTTGGATGAATTGTCAAAAAGAGGATACACCCCAACCAAGCTAAGAAATGATAAAATTCTTAGTCAAGCTACGTTGCAAAGTATCCGTGAAGGAAGAGGGATTACGACTAATACGATTAATATTCTTTGCCTGATTCTTAAATGTCAGCCTAGCGATATCATAGAGATTATCCCGACTGATGAAGAAAAAATCAGGTATTTTTAAGGAGGTAAAATGAAAACACTCAAGCAGGTAAACCTCTTGATAGAAAAAAGAGGGAATGAGCTTTACGAAAAATCCAAGAATTTTGACCGGATTGAAATTAATTTCAAACGTTATACAGCTATCCTGGGGAAAATGGAAGAAATAGCCAAACATGAAGACTTCCTAATAATTCCGGTTTTAAAATCCGGAGTATTTACTCTTAAATATCCAGAGTACAGTGTAAACATTTTGTTTGATGCTGAATTGCTGGAAGACGAAGTGTTGGTTAAGGCGGATTCTTATATTGTTTCAGAACATGAAACAAAAAAAGAATGGCTTTATAGTTGTGACTTTTATCTTTCGTACAGGGTAAAAAAAGAAGATTCCTACTATATGAACAATTACAGAGATTCTGTAACTGAAATCTTTCAGAAACAAGGAAGAAAAGAAAAGGAGCTTCTTGACCATTTAGAGGCGGCAGCTAAAAGCGAAATGTTAAAAAGTTTTCTGGGATTCGTAAATGTAAACGGATGGCTTAATTACCTCATGGAGCATCCAGAAGAAAAGGAGATCTCAAAGAAAATCACGGAAAAATCAGAATCCGGAGCAGAAACAAAACCGGCTAAAGATTCTGAAAGCAAAGGACAGAAAGAAACTAAAGAGCATGTCGTACGCTTAAACGGTGTTCGGATAACAACCAGTAACAACAAGGCTGTAAACAAAATAAAAAGCCGAAAAGTTACTAGAATCATGGAGTGCTGGTCCGTCCGGGGACATTTTCGGCATTACAAAAATGGCAAGGTTGTTTATGTACATCCATATGAAAAAGGAAACGGAAGAAAAACACCAAAAAAGTATAATGTTTAATCAAAACGAGCGGTATAAATTACCGCTCGTTTTTCTTATGCAACCAGGCAAACTGTGTTTAATAGCATGTCTACAATCTCAAAGACTTCTTCTCCGTGTGTGGCAACAAAGTCACAGAGTATTTCTTCCTGCTCAATCGGCAGGAAAATATTGTAAGACATGCAGATTGCATGACAAATTTCATGGATGCAGACTTTCCGGAGAAAAGGACCATGAATTTTGGACGAAATATAGATTGTGTTCACATTCCTATCTGTCACGCCAAATGCAAATGTTCCATCTGACCGCTTTAATTCGTCCACATTTGGATTTTTATATTCCAAACGCCAAATAGTGCCGTTGATACTAAAAATCACAAATACACCTCCTTTAAAAGAAAAATAGGCTATGAATATTGCTACCCATAGCCTTTTGCATTAAATCTTTGAAACAAGGTTACTAAGCTTGTTGCGCAGAAGATTCTTTTCCTCAGCCGTCATATCAGCCACCATACCTGTGATATCGCTTGTAAGTTCTTTTGCGTAGCTGTCAAGTGACTTCATCTTATGCTCCTTATCCTCTGGCGTATTAGCTTTGTGCATTTCCTTAGTTTCTGTGTACATTCTCTTTGCCCTGTCGTAACTGCTTTCTGTCATTCTCATGTTGCTGCCTGTTGTTGGCTCTGTGTAGTACATTTTTCCATAATCTCTATCCATATCCCTCATATACTCTGCTTCAGGGTACATATGATAATATGGCGGTTCTTCATATCCTCTGCGTGTTCCTCTGCCTTTTGGTGCAAATCTGCCGTTTGCATAGCGGTATTCATCATAGTATCTTCTGTCCGGATAATCTTCGTACTGTTCAAGCATACGCATAATATCCTCATTATCTTCTGACTTTTCCATAGCTTCAACAATTCTGTAATCCTTATCAAAACAAGCTATGTTCTTCGCTATTTCTGTAAAATCCTTTAAATCGTCAAGGTTCTGCCCCTCAAAGCTATCTAATCCGATTGCTTCAACTTTAGCCTTGACACATTCCATAATCTGTTTAGCCCATTTGTGCATAATATCAAGCCTCCCTTACTGCAATCAAATTACTGTTCTGAACTTCAATAGCCTGTGTAGATGTATTCTGTACTGCTACTGTACTGCAACATCCGCAAGGTACATCAACATATGCTTGTGCCGATACATTAAATAAATTCTCGACTGCGGCTGGAGTTACAATCATCCTTGTTGACTGTAATGGTTCCCCATCAACCGCGATCGCAAGTGATATAGCACCAACCGTACCGCCTGTCGGAATCTGAATGTTTCCGGAATACGATACCAAAAATCTAGCCTTGCACTGATTGGTGATACCTCTTAACTTGATAATTCCACTTCCCTGTCTGTGTACGATACACTTGCTACCGCAAACTGGTGTTTCTGTAAATGCCACATCCTCGCCAGCAGCAACTGTTTGTAATGCAATTCCTGTAATTTCCATTGTCTTTACCTCTCTTTCTAAAAAATAAGGGCAAACCATACAAGTCTGCCCTTTAAATTTAAGTAATACTGCTTAGCAGACATAATCTTTCGAGTTTTCTTTCGAGTGGAACTCAAAAGCACTCAATCCGATTAAGATACTTGATTATTCAGTTGTTTAGCAGCCACAGCCTGTATTACATCCGCATCCGTAAGCATATCCGTAAAGGTTGCTTGCTGGGAATGATGGTACCGGTGTAGGTCTTACTGCATCAATAATCTGGTTTGTCTGTGCTGCCATTGTGGTAGTCAGAAGTGCATTCTGTCTATCCTGTGAAGCAGCTCTGCGTAAATCATTGTTCTCTGCCTGTAATGTTGCAATCTTGTCATTAGTCAGGAAATCAAGGATAGCTCTCGTTCCTGCCTGCTGGCTGTCAATAATGTCTCTCGTGTTGTTGTTCATGGTGTTCTGCAAAGCACAAGTGTTGGTTGCCATATTGTAGTTTACACCCTGAATAGCTTCTCTTGTCTCACAGCAACAGTTTGCAAGCTGTGACTGTAAAGCATTTGTATTCTGCATATTAGCGACTGTATCAGCGTTAATAGCCTGCTGGATGCCGTAGCCTGTCTGCATAATGTTTGTATTTATGCCATTAAAGCCAGTAAGCATACTGTTGTTCATAGCATAAAAGCCATCGCAAAGTCCGTTGGAAATGCCATCTAACTTACTGATAACTGCCGAATTGTCGAAGCCTCTCTGAATATCAGCCTGTGTAGCCGCTGTCGCAACATAGCCACCGCCATTGTTGCCACCAAAACCGCCAAATCCACCATTGCCCCATCCAAAGAGCAATGCGAAAACAACGATTATCCAAAGCCATCCGCCGTCAGCCCATCCGCCGTTATTGCCGTTGCCGTCAATGTTTGCAACTAATGGTACGCTGGCACAATTTGAGTTTGAAAACATATTGTTACCTCCTAAAAATATATTCATAAAGATGTCACCTAGGTAGTTTGCAAAGACATCTAATATGCTACTAATTACCAAATCTGCTTTTTATCTGATTAAATACATCATCTGCATTTAATCCCTTTTCTTTGCATAAATTTCTAGCCATCTGCTCTATGCCTTGCATATTGCCTTTCTGTGCCATTTGCATTGTATTTTTCATCATTGGGTTGCTCATAAGCTGATTATTGCTCATTATCTGCTGTAAAAATTGTTGAGGACCACCTCTCATCATTTGAAAAAGGTTAATTGGGTTCATTCTTCATCACCACCCTTGCTTTGAGTTTTTGAAGTTTTTCTTTGTGTTCCTAAAGATTTATCAAATCTATTTTCTAACTGCCCTATCTTTTCTGATAATTCATCAAACTTATTCAGAAATAGTTGTGTGCTTTCGTCTGATAGGTCAAATTTTGACTTTTCTATCATCATAGTAGAATTGTTGACATCTGATGTTTCGGCAGGCTTAAAGGTCAAAATACGAGTTCTTCCCTCGTTTACAATCCATTGTTTTCCATAGATTTCTGTTCCATCCGCTTTTGGAAAGTAATACATATTTCCATCCATAGGAATGTCTGTTGCTTTTACTGTATCTTCTCCATCAACGATTTTTCCTACAAAATTAATTTGTTGCGGCATCATCTGCTGCATCTGAGACTGCTGATTTGTTACCGGTAGTTGTGCTGGTATAAACTGTTCCTGTTGTTGATACCTGTTCATTGGGTTATAGTTATAGGCTCCGTACTGGTTCGTGTAATTAGCTATAGGTGTTGTTTGGTATGGATTGTTTATCATTTTCTATCTCCTCTAATACATCTTCGATAATGCTAAACAGTATCGTTTGCGTTACTAAGTCTAACTTTTGAATCTGTTCCTCAGAGAGTAGCCGTTCTCTCAAATACTCATCATACATAACAATCACTCTCCTTTTCTGATTTTATTTTCACACAAAAAAAGCCGCTAAAAGCGACACCTTAACGACATTTTAACGACACTCAATAATTATTAATAAAAAACGTGATAAATACGGAATTAGCACTTCCTATATGCCATGGGAACTGCGTGCAGTAAGTGCTAAAAATTTTTCAGCTGAATTTCAATGTTTCCATTGACAATTACTATTTTTTTGATTATACTTTTCAGTATCATATTTTTTTGCTTCTTGTCGATGTTATCCCAAACGTCGGCAAGTTTTTTTATGTTCTCATAAACAAATTCTGTTTTCTGTATATTAGCTGTGTTTTTGCTTTCTGCTGCAATATTAGCTTTCATTTCCTTAATCTGTGCTTCCAGTTCTTTAATCATGCTTAAAACAGTATCATTTCCATCTGCGTACAATCCATACAATCTTTTTAACTTTGTCTGCTCCTTTTCGAGCTGTGATTGCATAATTTCAAGCTTTGTCGCCTTTTCCTTTGGTTTGTAAGATGATAAATCAAGTGATATTTTAAGAATTTCTTCTTCTACTTGCTTTTCTATATAATCCGCCCACTCAAGGGAATTATTGCAATTTGCATTGTAATTAGGCAAGTAACTCATAGATTTGTTTCGAGACATGCAGTAGATTTTATGCTTTCCATTTGTCCATTTCTGATACCGCATTGCACAACCGCACACACCGCAATAGCACAATCCGGTTAGCAAGTTAGGCTCAGTCTTACAGCAGGCTTTTGCTGAACGTCTTGACTTCCTTAACTCTAACCCTAAATTAAATTTATCTTTATCAAAAATAGGTTCATGTTTTCCCTGATAAACTTCTCCCTTGTAAGGTATCATACCAATATTAATAACACTGGTTAATACGTTATATACAATTCGCTCACCCTTGAAACCACAAATTTCTTTAATTTTTACATCTGAATATCCGGATATGAATAATTCAAGTGCTTTCCTTGCCTGCTCCGCACGTTCCGGAATAGGTATTAATATGCCTTGCTCCTTGCTATACGAATAACAGTAAGGTAAATTACCACCACCCATCCAGTAACCTTGCTTAACTCTCTCAAGCATACCGCCTCGCATCCTAAGCATCATGGTATTTTTGTCTAGCTGAGCAAAAACAGCCATCATCTGCGTATAAGCTTGCTCCATAGGGCTATTATAACTCACACTGTCATGCACACATTTAAAGATTACGTTGTTTGGCTGAAAAATCCTTTCGATCATGTATAATCCATCAATCATACTTCTTGAGATTCTGTCAAGTTTAAATGCAACAACGCATTTCACTTTCTTCTTTCCGCAATCAGAAATCAGCCTTTGTAGTTCCGGGCGGTTCATATTAGCACCTGTGTAACCGTCATCAATGTACCAATCTGTCACAATCAGCTCATTTCTTCTACAATAATTTTCAATGTCCCTTTTCTGGCTTTCCAGTCCGTTTCCCTCTTCTGCCTGTTTTTCAGTGGAAACCCTCATGTACGCAACACATTCCATCATTAAATCCTCCTTTAGTAAAAAATGTGCCGCATTTATCACGTTATGCAGCACATTTTACATTTGTTTTTACCTGTTGTCAATAATCGAAGCTATCATTGATAAGATTTTTTCGCTTAACTCAATTTCATCAGCTTGCAATTTTTTTCCATTTAAAGTAATAACTACCATTATTAACCTCCGATTTTATTAATTTTTTCTTTTATTTTTTTGATTTTTCTATTGACTGTTCTTTCACTTATAGAACAATAATAGGAAATTTCCGTTATACTTTTCCCTTTTGAAGAAAGAACAAAAATTTCTGTTTCATCTTCCGTAAAATTGCAATCTTTTAAAATTTTCTCAATTTCAATATTGGTTAATTCTGAAAATTTCATCAGCACAATCCTCCTTTCCCTTGCTGATATCTTTTGTATTTCAGAAAAACTTATCACTTGTTTATACTTTATTGTATTCTTTCTCGTACCTAGGGATTAAAAAACAATTAATAACATCTCGTTGCGTCTTATAAATGCTTTCTCCTGCAATGTAATTTTCTCCAATTAGTTTGATCTCAATTCCATTTATTTTTATGATGTTCTTATTTTCATCATAAAAATAAATTTTCCCCCGGTCACTTAGCCATGTACGGATTGTTTTCATTTGAGTTTTTTTTGGATGTTTTTTTCTCCAGTACCTATGAAATCTTTCTTTTCCTTTTAAGGATTGATTGTACCTCCTTTCCCTTTTTTTACCTGGATTGGAATTATTGTACTCATATGTTTTCCTTTTTCCTTTTTCAGAGTTTATATAATTGAAGTGACTTAATTTCCCATCTTCAATCGCTTTTTGCTTTTTTCTGCTATAAATGATTTCATTATCTAATTCTTCCGATTCTTCTACATCATTTTCTTCTGCATCGTCATAAATGCAATCTTTAAAAGGGCAAACAAAACAATTGGGATGCGTGCAGCCTATTGGTTTCAAATTCAACCCCTCTTTCTTTTTAAAATTTCTTCAATTTCCTTTTCTGTTTGCATCAAAATTTTTATTGCAAAATCATAGTTTTTATAATTTTCAACTTCTTTGTTTAAATCTTCCATTAGTCTTTCCCAAAAATCATCATTGTCTTCAGGATTGGAGTATTTTTTAAAAAGCTTCCAACAAGAGTTGAAAATTGAAAAGTAAACTTTTAATTCTTCCTCTGACATGAATTACCTCCTTTACCACCCGAGCGGCATCTCGTTTTTATCAACTTTAGAAAATTGACTTTCAGATGCTTCCTTTGCTAATTTAAGAAATTCATCAAATGAAAGTTCGGATTCCTCGAATTTCATAAATTCTCCAGAAAATTTTACACCAAATTTCCTACACTCTCCCTGCCGTTGCTTTGCTACATTCAATCCTTTGTAATTCTTATCTTCCGCAAGGTTCCAGAGAAGAAAAATATTAGATGCATCCTGTTCAATGTCTCCTGACTCCCTTAATTCTCCAATTGTTGGCTCTTTCGTTTCTCTTGACTCTGAAACTCGATTAAGCTGGGACAGTACAATGACATGACAATTAAGTTCTGTTGCTAATGATTTTGCAGATTTTGAAATTTCTCCAACCTCACTAGCTCGGTTTGTGTAAAATCGATCTGACTTTATCAACTGCAGGTAATCAATAACAATCAAATCATAATTTTGATACCTGCATTCTGCTTTTACCTCACTAATAGATTTTGAACCTGTAGAAACAGAGATTTCATAATTGCTCATAATTTCATTTGCTTTATCAAAAGCTTCCTTTTCGTTTCCAAGAAAAGCTTTCGCTCTCCTGACACGATTCATGCTGATTTGTGATATCCTTGAAACGAATCTTTCATAAACCTGCGATTCATTCATTTCCAAATTAAAATAAATGACTTTTTTATTAGTAGCAGCAACTTGTTCTATAATCTGTGCTACAAATGCAGATTTTCCAACACCAGGCCTTGCACCAATTACTGTAATGTCCCCTTTTTCCAATCTAACAATGCAATCATCAAGCAAAGAAAAACCTGTTTTCAGTCCACCCTCTCCAACATGTTCATTAAAGTACCGGTCCTTATTTTCAGAAACGATCTGTTTCAATGTTTTTGTAGTTCTCTCCTTGTTTCTCTGCAATGCTTCTAATTTTGTCAAAGCATCAGAAATTGTATTATCAATATCTGCCGGCAGTAACGAAGAATTTTTCATCAGATTAGAAAAGGCTCGAACTTTGTAATCTTTCATAATCGTTTCGGCAAAACTCTTTGACATGACAGATGTAACTGTCATGTTGAAACACTTTTTTAACTCATTCATTACAAATTCTCTTGACCATTTGTGATTTTCTACTTCTGGTGCCAGGGATATCGGATTAACCGATACCCCCCTGTCATGCATTGCTCTTGATTTTTCATAACACTCTGCACAAAATTCATTAAAAAACATTTTTGGAGAAATTTTCTCCGAAAAATCATCAATCGTTTTATTGTCAATCAAAATACAACTTATAAACCCATACTCTGCTTCATCCTGCATTGTTCATTTCCTCTTTCTCAACTAAACCAATCCAATAATCACAATCTTTCACAAGCCAATCTCCATATTTTGGAATGTACCTAAAGTCAACATCATCCGGGTTATTTTCTTTATGATTTTTCAAGTACTTCTTTGTTGCTTTATAAATCAAAATTGCAACTGCTTTTCTGTTTTTTGGAATAACTTCAATTAATTTGTCCATCCACCGCTGCTTCGCTATCACTGCTTCACTTTTTTTAGGATAAATTGCAAATGTATCATCCCATGCCTTTTCTGAATTAAAATCAATGCATTCATTCATATCTGCTATGTACGCAGAAAAATTTTTTACCTCATTAGTTTTATTATCAGAAAAATTGCTTACAGGCATGCCGTTTTTTATATTTGAAACAGCATCAATTATAAATTTTTTAAATGCTTCACATTTTATGTATTTGGCAGCGTTCGCAACTCCAGTTAATGTCTTTTCTGATTTACTCCAATTATATTTGTACCATTTCAAAATCAAAACTTCTTTTGTTGCTTCGTTGAATCTTATGATATCATGAACTTCTTCAAATCTTTTCAGCAATCTAACAATAGTTTCTTTTGTGTACCCGGTATCGTCCGACATGCTCTTGAAACTAACTTCGTAGCACCCACAAAGATTCGTCTGAGGGTTTGTCAGAAGGTACAAGTAAAAATACTTGTCCTCCGGGGTAAATTCATCCAGGACTTTATTATCAGTCCAAAATGAAAGCTGGATGTTTCTATAAATTGCCATATCATAATCTCCTTTCAAATTAATTCTTTTTCTTATGTTGTAATTTTCTTCATCTCGCTAAGTCATTGATATTAACCCTAAATCCGTCAAATTCCTTACCTTTGCTTCTGACATAGACAGATGTATCAAAGAACATCAAGTTACCCTTTCTGTCTGTTGCTATACTTACACCATTTCTTGCAAGACTGCCTTTTAGCAAGTCAAGGACTATGGATATTTCCTGTTTTGTTTCGTCTTTCATTATTTACCTCTCCATATTTCTTCATCAAGAATATATTGTCTGATAAATCTATCTGCGTACTGTGGGTGTATCATTGACCTTGCCGTTTTTCTGTCTATACCTAAAGAATTTTTATTTGTCATATATTGTATTGGCTGCATACTTTCTACTTGTTCCAACGGCTCAAAAATAAGATTGTTTTTAGGATTTAATCCAATAAACCAATACTGAGTAGGCTTCTTGTAATAATCCCCATTCTGTGTCCTATCCCTGTCAATTACACTTGGCTTCAAGCACCAGAAGTTTGTAAGGTAATGTAATCCACTTGTATTCAATGGATTTTCAATTACAATTTGCAAATGACTTCGCTGACAAATTATCACTAATTTATTCAGCTTTTCATAAAACAAATCAAGTTCCTTATGCCGTTTCATTGCCAATTCACATTTTTGCTCAATAGTGTAATTCCTGTACTGATAAGCTGTGCAAGCCAGATGTCTTAACCCCTGGTCCGAAAAATAAGTGCAAGGGAAAAATGCAAATATCAAATCATCAGGGCTTATCTTATCAAACAAACTCGGCTCACCTTGATACCCCCCCTCTATTTCTTTAAAAAGGTCAATAACATAGTCGGTTTCGTTAAATTCATTCTGAATATCATAATCGTAGGCTTCAATTCCATACTTCTTGAAAGCATTCTTGAATGTGCCAGACTGTTCAAATAAACAATGTACTATCATCTCAAATCACCAAAAGGAAACCTCGGTTTTATGTGCGCACAACCTATTCCTTTCTTAGATTTTTCTTAGTTTTTCAAAACTTCTTTCATTGCATTAGCCATATCACAGATGCCCTTGGTATAGTTAAATGCACCTATTATATATCTGTCTGAATTTTCTTCATCAACAACGCTTGTTGTGGCAATGGCAAAGTTGATTAGCCTTAATGCGTTGTGATTTATTGTGTTTTCGTCAATCTTCATTCTCCAACTCCTTTCATTTCAAAACTCTCGCAAGGAACATCAAGTAAGCAACCGCACCGCTCAATTTCTGTTGCTCCCCAATATGTCTTGTATCTGTAAGAGTTTGTGCAATTAAAGCAGAAGTCACTTCCACTATTCATTTTGCAACTTGTCTTTTTGTCCTCCAACTTTTTCCCAAGGCTTTCATTTATTCTTTTGAGTTCTTCTTCCTTTTTCTGCAATTCCTCAAAATCATCAATGAGCTTGTCGTATTTCTTCTTACTTAAAATCTTCATTCTGTTTTGCTCTCCTTGTAACTGTCCTCGTTCATCAGTTCCTTAAACTTCATTTCCCCAACAGTCCCATCCATCTCTTGCATTCCTTGCAAACATTTCAAATTTTGTTGCATTAGGGAACATATTCTCAAGCATTTCATAAGCACAAACTGGCTTCTTGCTATGCTTAGTAGATGGCTCTCTTAAAACAGTTGTGTATTTCCCTCTCATATCATCGCAAGGCATAAGAATATTACCTTTCTTATAAAACCAAAGGAGATACTCGTGAGAAAATCTAACTGTAAAAGCAGGAGCAATGCCATTTTCTTTATCCCAAATCATTCTTGCATGAAGTTCATAGCCAAGCCCTTTCATCATCTGCTCTGATTCGTGAAGATACTTGTCAATTGTCCACATAAAAACATTGTGTTTTTCTTCGCAAAGATTTTCAAATATATGCTTATGTATTATCCTGATGTCAAACATATCAAGTGTTGGATAATCTAATTCATTTCCTTGATTTGGTCTACATTTTCTCTTTCCGCCTTTGTTTTGTTTCCAAGGCGGATCTGTGTAAATCAAATCATATTTATTCTCTGTGTTAAAAATATCAATCTTCATTTTCTGCACCACCATTCATAAGAGATATAAACTTCTCATACTGTTTCTGCGATATTTTATTGCACTTCTTATCGTCTCTAATTTCGATTTTAAGGTGCTTTTCTGCTATATTGGATAATTCCCTTGCAAGGTTCTTTCTGCCTTGCTGTATGCCCTGTAAATAGCCTTTAGGTGCTTTCCTTTCGCCTATTGAACCACTATCACGATTTTCTCCTTGTCCGCCTAAACTGACATTTCTAAGCTGATAACCATTATCGGCATACAGCTTGATGTAATACTTCTCTTTTTCGTCAAGCTGACTTTCGGGGAAATTCAGAAATTCTACTCTCCAGCCATACGGATTATCCTCTGAATATAGCTTATGTTTGCGTAGGCTCAAATCTATGTGCTGTTCATAACCTACAAGGTGGCTTGCTAATCTCTGCAACACCGACTTAGCCTGTCCAACATAAGCAAACTTAAAGCCGTTTTCATCTTCTCGGAGTAGAAAGTATATTCCGCTCCTGTCATTCAGCTTTGGATTTATCTTTAGAAGTCGCTTTCGGTTCTCTGATTCTATGGCTTTCGCCTGTCTTAACTTTTTGTAATCCGTCTTTAATCACTCCTTAATACTTAATATTCATATTTCCGTGTTCATTTACCCAGTCAATGGCTTCTGCGTATGTAACACCGTTGTTCTTTAACACATAAAGCAGATTATGAAATTTCGGGTGCGTTTCCTTTAACATCTGAAACCTATTCGGCTCTTTCTCTAAATGACAGCCAAATCCGCATAATACGCAACCTGTTCTTTTGCAACCTGTAGTTTTCAGTAATGGTCTTTCGTTGTCAAAAATCCCAAAATCCGCAAATGACATTTGATTTTTGCATTGCCCCATAGCTTCGTAATCTGTGACTACTTCGCCATAAACGGAACATATCGCTCCACATTCTTTAAAAGGATAAAGTGCTGTTGCCCCTGTTGTGCGGTAAACAACTTTGTTTCCATATCTCATCACTTTTCTGTAATATGCGTTAGATGACATACCTCTTGCATTTTCTTTGATATAAAGTAATACATCTTGTTCCGTCCAAAATGACATAGGGTTACTTATTGGATTTTTAGCATTAAAAGCATTACAGCCATTCTTAACCCAGTTACTTGTCCTTAATTTGCTTTCACTTGCCATTTGTGCTGTCATAGGCACTCTTCCTGTTGCTTTTCCATATTGATGTACTGGCAATTTCTTCATTACCTTGCAACACATATTTGACACTTCAAATGGTGCGTCTAACATAAACATATATCTTGACCTGTCATACATACTTCCAAACTGTTCACACTTAACGCCACATAACTGTTTTACTCTTATAGGTGTGTTAGGGATATTCCCCTGTTTTAATGCCTTGTATAACTCGTTCTCTTTGTCTTTTCTTCGGTCTATGCCAAGCATATCCGCCATTCTGTAGGCATAAGGTATCGTCTGTCTGTCTGTCTGTCTGTCTGTCTGTCTGTAAGGATTCTAATGTATTTTCTACTATCTGCAACACATTCTGATATTTCCTTTGAAAACATTGGAAAACCATACTTTTCACAAACTTCTGCAAATGAAATCTTAGGTTTTAAAATCACAAGATTATCAAATGTCTTCGCAAATTCCTTTAACTCTGGATATTGTGTCGGTACATCCACGAACACAAAAGGAATGTTTTTATATCCACAAACTTCTCTGATTATGTGCCCTAAAACTGTACTATCCTTGCCACCGCTAAATGATAGATATACTCCGTCTTCGCCAAATTCATCGACCCAGTTTCGTACTCTCTCGGCTGTCATTAAAACCTTGATATTAAGCGGTAATGCCTGCCATTGGCACAATTCTTGCATTGTATGTTTATTCTCTGCCATAATTACACCTCTTAATTGAATGGTAATCCATCATCAATTCCATCAGGAATGTTCATAAATCCGTCATCGTCAGTAGGTGCCGGTCTTGAACTGCTGCCATTATCGCTATTACTGTTTGAATTTTTGCTTTCGCAGAACTCGTGTCTTTCAACAACACAATCATTGGTGTAAACTTTCTGTCCGTCCTTGTTGGTATAGTTGCCTGTCTGCCACCTGCCCTCAACGATAATCTTAGTGCCTTGATGAAGATACTTCTCTGCAAACTCTCCATTTTTACCAAATGCGATACAATTAATAAAGTCTGCTGCCTGTTCGCCCTCTTTCTTGAAAGCTCTGTCAACGGCTAATGTGTATCTTGCTACCGCCATACTTCCGTTTACTGTTTGCGAATATCTAATTTCCGGTTCTCTAACAACTCTTCCACATAAAATTACACGATTCATTACTTTTCCTCACTTTCTACCTTTTCAAATCTATATTTCTGTGTTGCGTTCGGGTATTTTCCCTTATCAACTTCGCTCATAAACATTTCAAGAGGTCTATTCCAAATATGTCCCTCATATTCATACACAACCGACATTTCCTCTGTTTCTGTATGCCTTGAAATACCGATAACAGTAACAATCTTGCCTAACTTGAAATGTCTGTATTTCTCGCCTTTCTTGGGTAAAGACCTGTCAAATTCTGTACTGATGTTATCTGCCTTAAAATGTCTTGTGAGTAATGCAAGGTCACAGTTCGGCATATCTTCGCCATCAAGATTAAATTCTTCCGACTGTTCGATATGTAACTGTTGCCAATTTTCGGCATATCCTGTATAGCTTATGTCATCATACACATCTTTAATTAAAGGGTTCTCACGCTTAGAAACTAAATAGCCACTAATTCTAAATATTCTCGCCATATTGTTCCTCACTTTCTAATAACTCTGGATTGTCAAATATATTGCCGATAACTGCTATTTCAAAACTTCTCCAAATGTATAAATCCCACTTTGTACCGATTTGGAATATGTCTGATTTGACACAAATCCAAGAAAACTGATAATAGTTATTCTGCCAAAAGGCTTTATAACAATTACCCTCTTTATCTCTGACAATATCATTTTCCCAAATCAGCTTGCCGTTCTTGTCTTTTAAGCCTGTGCACTGACAAAGAGTTTTAGCGTCACACGCCCATTTGCTTCCGTCACTTTCTTCAATTGCACATCTATTGCCTTTTAAAGCTATAAGTAAGCCTGTACGCCATACAGAATTAGTATCTATTGCCTTAAATAAATATCTATCTTTCATCTATTTCACCTGCCTTTATTTCAAACGGATTCACAAAATTATCAATAGGTTTAATCCATGCCCCTAAGGTTGATGGCTGCTCCTTTTCTGATTGAAGCCATTCCATACAACTAGCTTCTCCCTCGTATTCCTCGCCGAATGTGTTTTTAAATCCGACAAGAAATTCTGCTAACTCTTCATCTGACATATTCCTTACCCTGTCAGCGTTAGTCATTCTGCTGTCACATCTGCAACAAGGCTCATTGCCTCTTGGATTGTTGTTATGTTGGCAGTTGCAAGTGTGCGTCTTTTCTTCTGTAGCTAAGTCAAGGTAATATTTCAAATCTTTTATCAAACTGATAGTTCCGTAGAGTTGTTTTTCTTCAAGCATTCCAATAACTTCTGATATTTTTCTATCAAAATCTCGCTTGCTTACGCTTTCGAGAAATTTACTCATTTTCTCCACCTCTCAATTCCTACTCCTTTCTACCACACCGGGTAATAATTCCCTTTATCATCCGCAATCCAATAACCTGTGCTCCAGGTATCAGTTAATGGGTCGTAGACTTTTCTGCCTTTAATCATTGCTATTCTCCTATATCAATAATTTCTTTGCATTCAACAATTTCAAAATCTCTATCCCAAGAAGAACAACCGCTTTCAGCCTGTTTTTCTGTTCTGTATGTTTTAATTGCCGTATCTTTCAATTCATCAACTTTGGCAAAATGAAATTCTCTTGATAAACCGCACCATATTTCAGTACGATTTCGTCTCATAACGACATATCTTGTCCTTTCTATTCTCAAAACGGACATTCATCTCCTTTCCTTAAACTCCAACTCTTACCCTGTTCCGCAACGTCCACATTTGCCCCATTTACGGCATTTTTCATCTTCTCGATAAAACTATCCTTATCAGCATTTTCACTTGATAAATGGCACATTATGACGTTCTGCAAGATATCTGAATGATTTGCCTTAACAAAATCGCAAGCCGTGTCAATACTTAAGTGACCTCTGAAAACGTGATTGGCTTTTGGATTGTCGGTATCAACTAAATCCTTGTCATAGTTCACACCTAGCAGAATGTGGTTTATGTCCTTAAATTTCCACTTGATAACTTCGCAATCCGTTATGTAAAGCATCTTCCCCATTTCTGGGTGTGTAATCAGGAATCCGAATATCGGGCAAGGTTCGCCATTTGCGTCTGTATGCGTCCACCTGCCGTCTACTGTTGTTAGGTCAAACGCCTTAGCTTTAAAACTGCCAAATGGTATCGTATGATAACGATGCATGCCCTCATGCTTTGCGTATTGTATATGTGGGGTGGATATTCGTATTCCCATAGTTTCAAAATCTTTTACCGACTTGCTGTGGTCAAGGTGCTTATGAGTGCATAACACACCCACAACATCTTTGACATTCCAATTTAAGCCTTTCTTAATCTCCTTAATCGGTATTCCGCAATCAAGGATAAGTGTTTCTCCACTGTTGGAAATTAGCAGATAGCAATTTCCGGCTGACGATGAGCCTAAGCATTTTAACCTCATACTCACACCTCGATTTCATCATCCTGTGGAAATTGAAAAACTTCCATATTGATGTATTTTTTAAGGATGTCTTTGAGCTCTTTCGGATTTAATGATTCTTCCATATGCTCGCATGTGCCACTTGCAAGAGCTTTTATAATTTCAATTCTCGAATATTGCTCTCTCAACATTTTCATAGCATTTAGAGCCTTTTCTTTGCTTGAATACTCTGCTAATACAGTGCCATTCGGAGAAGATGTGTTGCGGCAATTAATACAAGCATATTCCACATCTTTATACTTTCCACCTGCTACGCTCAAAGAAGAGCAATTGTAAGGAACATCTATTGTTCCATCTTGACTAATTATTCTCATAGAACTCCTTTCTGACAGCTTTTCTTAAATATCCGCCCTCAATCAATCCTATAACGCATTTAAACTGAAGATGTTTTATAACTTCTATATGCCTTGTCATTCCTTGCCATACAACCCATTCCTGCTCTAATAATTCATCAAGAGTAGTAATCACATCTCCTGCTACAAACATTCGCTTGCTTAACTTGTATTCCTCATACTTCTTACGCTTATCGCATAATCTACAAGCCTCGTTATATGAAGGATAGTGTCGATTTTTATAGGCAAAGCAAAACTCACATTTTCTACATGGATTATTCATAGGCTACTCCTGTAAGAATGGTGGCAATGTGCTGTCTGTTTGTTCTTCAACTACTTCTCCCTGTGCAACCTCTGTATCTGCTACAACATCCGCATCCTCAAATTCAACTGAATTGGCATTGCTTGCAATATCGTATTCAACATCTGCCTGCATACGCTCGTCATATGTTGGAATATCCTCGTCAATGTCATAGTTTCTGTCATAGAACGAACCATAAGTATTGTTAATCTGCTTTAACAGCCTGTTCTTAACAGTTTTCATAGCCATTTGGTCTGTAAATTTCTGGTGTGTGCCGTTTCCGTTCTCTTTATAGCCAAATCCCTGTTTCCAAGCCTGCTTAATCTGCTTGATATTCATAACCTCTGTGAGAATGCTTCCGTCATCCATAGTAGCTATTGCGTAAGCACCCTTAACCTTATCGTTGTCGATACTTTCAAAATCCTGTTTGTGAGTGACAATGTGCTTCTTGCCATTAACAATCTCATATTCAAATGTGTCGCCCTCATAGATAACTTCTGCTGTTATGTCTTTTAAGCCGTATCTTCTAGCAATGCAAGTATTTCCGTACACTGATTTCTGGCACTGCAACTTACCGCCATAGGCAACCGGATAGCACTGCTTCTTCTGCATTGATAGACCGCTTGTAACCATTTCCACAAGTGCATTTTCAATACTTGCCCTTGTACAGCTCTTTAATACTGGCTGTTTGTTATTATCTACTGTGTCCTGTAAAATCAGCATTGCCGACATAAATTCATTCGTATAATTGTAATCTTTAGGGAATGTAAGTCCGAATTTCTCTTTTTCTCTAACTTTCATTACCATTCCCTCTGTAAAATCCTTAGCGACAAGTTCTCTCTTTTCGCTTTCTGCTACTGCTGTTGTTTCTGCCATAATTATCCCTCACTTTTTTTGCTTAAAATCTGTCCAACAATCTGCCTTAATTCATCACTAACCCTGCTTAAAGTCCAAAAATCCATGGTGTAAAATGCGTGAGCACAGTCAAAACCGATATACCACTTGTCTTTATCCTTTATTTCAAGCGGACTAGGTGCTTCTTCGTGTGCGTATGTAATACCGCCATGGCAATCTATATTTGATGTATCAACAGGCATATTTTTAGAAACTTGTACATATCCGCATCTATATGTACTGTCGCCCATGTGTCGGAGTATTACATAGCAATTAAATCCATTAAAATTGAATGAATGTTCAAGTATAGTAGTCATATTATCCCTCCGCAATCTCTAATTTCTCGCTATCATTGACAATCAGCATAATCAACTGACTATCGACCATTTCAGCAACTTTCTTCTGATTAGTGCTGTCAAGGCTCTCACTATCATCAAGAATAATAGGCACTGACATACCGCTAATCTTCTGAATAGAGTTGCAAATATCAACTCTGCCTAAAATCCTGTTGCCTTTGTTACTCATAGTGGTAAGAATTGACTTTCCATTAACTGTAGGTACACAAACCGACTTGTAACCGCCAGACTTATTCAGTTCAAACAACTTCCACTTAACTAATGAGAAGTGACTGTTAATGCCGTCAGACAATGTTTCATTCTTTGCCTTATCCAGTTCATTAAGCAAATCAAGGATTTTTTCAGCGTTAGCCTTATTCTGTTCCTGTGTACGCTGTTCTGCCCTTAATTCTTCAAGTCGCTGTTCGTCTTTCTCTGTGTTGCTTTCAGCTATCTGCCGCTCGCACTCTGACAACTGCTGCCTTAAATCATTTTCCTGTGCCTTTAATTCAACCTTGATACTTGAAATGTCATTAGCCTTGTGCATAGCCTGTTCCTTTTCGGCAATCTGCTGTTCAAGTGCCTTGTACTCTTCTGTGGCTGTCACATCAATTTCCTGTGGAAGTTCGGATAACTGCTTTTCAAGGTCTGCAATGGCTGTATTCAGCATTTCAAGGCTTTCTTTATGCCGTGGAAACTCTTTCTGTAAATCTTCAAGAATTTTCTTATCTTCATCAAGTTTGCCCTTAACAAAGTTGCCATTGTTTGTGATAGACTTTAACTCTTCTGCCTTATGGCTATCAAAATCGGCTCTCAACTGCTCTTTCTTATCTTCTGGATATTCCTGTCCACAGTAACTACAAATAAAGCTTGCTTCGTCAAATCTGCGTTCATTCTCTGCTTTCCATTTATCCCTTATACTCTGCAAATTCTTATTTATGCTATCAATAGCTTTCTGCCGATACTCAATGTTCTTTTCTGTATCGGCAATAGTCTTTTCTGTCTGCTTAATAAGAAACTTTTTGTCAGTAATCTTATCCTCAATCTCTCGCCTAGCCTTGATATTCTCCTCGTTAGCCTTGCGTGACATATCACTAAGCTCAAACTTAAGATTAAGAATATTTGCACTAGCCTTGTCGTATTCAGCTAACAGCTTGTCATTGTCAGTCTGTTTAGCCACACAATCAGCAATCTGCTCTTTAAGGCTGTTTCTATACAGTTCAAGGTCAGATACATCTGTGTCCTGCTTAATCTGAATATCCCTCTCCTTTTCCTTAATCTGTCCGTCAAGGACAGGTAAATCCTTTGTAATCTTAGCCTTAGTAGCCTTATTCATAGCTGACAATTCTTCAACTGTATACTTATTAAGTAAAGGAACTAACTCGGCTAATTCAGCCTTAGAATGTGCTATATCAATGTCTGTCACATTCTCGACAAGGCTAAATAAGTACTCTCTCATTTCAGCAGGCTTCTGATTAAGAAATGTGTTGATGTTGCTGCACATCTTAAACACATTCATATCAACATCAAGATATGCATTGAAATCCTTTAATGTTTTCGGAACGTCATTGACAAAATACTTGTTATCGTCCTTGTAACTGCTGCCATCCTTGCTATAAGTACGTTTCTGTACTTTCTTCATAGTGATTTCTTTTCCGTCAACATCAAGTACAAGTTCGACCGACACGTCCATATCATCAACTGGCACTTCGTCAACTTCTCTTCTGACAACCGGATTATCCTTTAACTCATAATCACAGTTAAACAGGCACCACAGATATGCCGTGGCTATTGTTGATTTACCTACGCCATTCTCAGCAACGATCTTAGTTATGTCGTAAAAATCAAATGTTTTGCTTGCATAGCACATAAAGTTTTCAAGTGCTACACTCTTCAATTTAATCTTCATCATATCCTAAATCCTTTCTTTCCTTATTTGCCAATTTATCAGCAATTCTTTCATAACCCAAAATTCTGCAAACATCTTCTTTGCAGACATAATTGTCTCCTTTGATTTTGCTTATAAGCACATGAATTCTTGTTTCGGAATCCAAAAGTTGTTCATATCTTTCTAAATCGATCTTAATTTTCATTTAATACCTCCATGTCAAAAACAGAAATTTCATAAGCTGTTCTTTCTTCAATAATATTTTCTGTTTTTTTCCTATATTTTCTGCTTTGTGCTCTACCATTTATAAAAATTTCATCTCCATTTTTTAAACCTGAAACAAGAACGGCATTTTCTTTCCAGGCAATGCACGGTATGTAATTAGTCTCAGTTTCATTTTCTACCGCAAGCATAAAATCCGCAATTTCCCTTCCGGTTGGTGTGGTTTTATAGTTTGGTGTTCTGCAAATGAATCCACTAAGATTTACATTGTTCTCTCCGTGTTTATCACAATATTCTATGTTTTCCGCATTAACATAGAATGCACTATGTTTATTTTCCATTCTTGAATGAATTTCGCCTGTGATTTTTACGGATTTTCCAGACAAATCCAATCCCCATTTTTTCGGAATAATATTTTCTGAAATCATTACAGGTATTTCATCATAATATCCTGATTTTCTTTTACATTTTATTTCAAAAACGTAAATTCCATTTGAAAGTGTTGTTTCGTCCGAAACAACTCCAGAAATTGTTATCATTATTTTTCCTCCATGCTTTTTATGAAATTCTTTATTGCATTATAGACGTTTGTCGTCTTAAACCTTTTTTTAAATTCGTGGAGATTATTTTCTTCAACAAAATAAACGAATTTTTGTAAACAAATGTAAACATTTATTGCGTTTGTTCTGTTAATTCCTGCAATCATTCTGATTAAATAATCGCATCCGATTTTTTCATTCCCCGAAATAATCTCCACTGCATCACACCAGAATTTAAAACCTTCAAGTTCTGGTCCAGCACCGATTTCTGCAAGGATTTTCGCCACCCGATTTCTCACGATTTTACTCCAAAAAAATCATCTAAGATAGATTCAATATCATCTCTTATTTCCATAGCATTTCTCCTGCTAGATTTTGCATCATTAATATCAAGCCCGATTTCAACTGCTTCTTTTAACAGCATTTTCATTGTTCTTTTTCCGATTCCAGATTTTACTCCAGCATCTACTGAATGAGAGACGATGCATGATATTAAAGCCGTCAATTCTACAATTTTTGCATTAATTCCAATACTGGTCTCTGTGCAAATTATGTGTTTCTCATTTTTATCTAAAATGTAAATCACCTTTTCATGTTCTTCTATTTTTCTCATTTATTCCTCCTCAAATCCTACGATTTTGCCATCATTAATGACTACTGCCTTATTCTTCATTTCTTTCATGTCTAACAGGTCCTGTACTGTTACCTCTGTCATATTTACCTTTACTTCCACTTGTTTTTCCTCCTTTAAAAAATTTGTCAACAGATCTCTTTCTTCCGTTCTCCTTATTAATGAGTTTCAAGTAAAATTCCGTTTCTTCTGCCAACATCCAGTTATTCGGATTCAATCTGTGTGCCGATACCACTTGTTTCTGCTCTCTTGTCAGCTTTTTAGGTTGTTTCATAGTCCTCCTTTCCAGCATCCGCATCGCTGTTCTTTTTCTGTTCTGCCATATTCTCGACCTTTCCAAGTATGTAACCCTTGTCAAAATCCGACATTTTAGGAATTGCCTCCTTTAACTTTTCCACAATTTCTTTTTCTTTTTCACTCATGCGATCTCGCCTCCTTCCAAAATTTTCTTTCTAATTGCTTCAACTCCCTTCTGATAAACCAGTGTTTTGGTTGATACAAAAGGTTCTCCGTTTTTCATATACTTCTGTTCGACCACTCGAAACCACCTTGCATCAATGTATCGCTGATATGGTACATTCCATCTGTCCAGTATTCCGTTATTTCTAAGAAACTCAAACAGATTGTTTCTTCCGTACCCCTTAATTCCGAGAACTTTTGATACCTCATTCATGGAAATTGCCGTCTTGCTGTCTGCTACGGCATCAAAGAATTCTGCTTTTGGCTTCATTTCCTCAATCTGCTTATCCTTTTCAGCAAGCATTTTCTGTGCCTCAATGACAGCAAGTGCAATTAAATCATTTCCACTTGGAAGCTGTGTATTAATAACATCTTCCATTTCGTGAAATCTGTTTATGTACTTCGCTGTAAACTCCGTTCCTTTTACACCGGTCAACTTGTGTGCGATAAATTCGCACCCTTTCTTTGTGACAAGATAACAAGGTTTCTGTCTGTTAGACTTGTCTGTGTACTGACTTTCTGTGAAAAAGTCGGTGTGGGGAATATTTCCCTCACCTAATTGCTCGATATATCTACGAATATCTTTGAGTAAGTCATTATGCTGCTTGTCTACCATTTCAGCCACTTCTCTGCTGTCGAGATATTTCTGTGTTAGTTCGTTCATGTTTTCACCTCCTTTTGTTGACCTTGTAAACATAGTATAGTCCCTCAGAAACATTTTGTCAATAGTTTTTTGTTGACTTAGGGACTTTTTTATTGTATAGTAATAGTGAAAGGAGGGTTGAAAATGAATGAAAGGATAAAAAATCTAAGGAAATCCTTAAATATGACACAAGAAGAGTTTTCTAAACGAATTGGTTTATCACGAAACTTTATTGCTCAAGTAGAAATTGGGACAAAAACTCCGTCCGAAAGAACTATTTCCGATATTTGTAGAGAATTTGAAGTAAATGAGGAATGGCTAAGAACAGGAAATGGAGAAATGATTATCCAAAAATCAAAAGATGAACAGATTGCTGAAATGCTTGGAGAAATCCAGAGAAGTGGGGAAGACAATTTCAAACACAGGCTTGTGAGTGCATTGTCAAAGCTCAATGAAAGCGATTGGGAAAGTTTAGAAAAATTGATTGATTTAATATCATCAAAGTAAAAAAGTCGGGGAGAAATCCCCGGCTTTATCATTTTAAAAGTGTTTTTATGTAAGCATAGATTGTCTCTAGCCAGTGTAGGTTATCACATTTATCGACCAAGTCTTTAATCTGCTGCTTATAATCTTCTTCATTCATAAGTTATTACCTCCAAATTTATTGATTTCCCTATTATTATAATATGCACGAAGTGCAAAAAATAGACTTGTAATGAAAAATTTTCTGGGTTATAGTTTGTTTAGGGAGTTTTATGGCATAAAAAAAAGGGCTGAACGCCCTTTTAATATCCTACTGCGGTAACGCCGTACTCTGCCTGTTTTTCGGTGAATCCAGCAAAAATTAATTGTTTATAAAGTCCTTGGCTAGAAAAATTTATGTCTGTTTCCAGCCATTTTTCCGCCATTCTCTTAGCTTCTTCGTTCCAATCAGCGCCACAATTCTCTACTCCATATTTAGCTTCGTCCTCAGTGTATTTATCATACTCAATAAGCTGTTTACGCAAACCATCATATGAAAAACTTGAATGACCTAAGTAACTTTTTGCCATACCCACTGCATTCTTTTTCCAATCTGCTTCGCAGTTATCCAACGCATATTTTATTTCTTCATCTGTGTACCCCTCATATTCCAACTGGTCATATAATCCATTGTACGACCAATCATACGTTAAAAAGTCTTTGGCTGATTCAAGTGCATTTCTTTTCCCAATAGATATGTTATCATCTTCTAATTTTGTTGTTTCCACTTCCGTTGTCGTCCCGGTATGGTCCGCCCCGGTACGGTCCTGAGATCCGCCACAACCCGAAAGAAGCAACATAGTTAATAGTGCAACTGTTCCAATTAAGTTTGATTTTCTCATCATCATTCTCCTCTTGTGTTATTTTTTAATTGCCAATATGATACCATTTTGAGTAATGAATGTCAATCTTGCGTTAAAAAATATGAGCAGTATTCACTTCTTTTTTAGACTTATATTATATTATAATAATATACTTTTATATATAACAGTAACAGAATCAGTATCAGTAACAGATGCTTGTATGGGGTATATAGAATTATTGTAAACATTGATATAAATTAACATTCTACAATTTTCGACAATAGCAGATACAGAAAAAGAGGGTAGCATCAACGCCAATCAAATGCCACCCTCTGAGAACTTGAAGTGCCTCGAAAGGCACTTATATTTTATTCGATTTTACATACACTTGCAATCTTTTTCGACCGCAAGTTTTGACATTATTTTTCACTTCTTCCTTCGTAATAGACCTCAACATGGTCGAATTGCGAATAACAATTCAGTTCACCAGAAAGTGTTTCTCCTGGTTTTAATTCTCCATTTGCGTCCGTAATGTAGGTCATATCAAAATCAACAACATTATCTGAGGAATCAAAGAATATAGCATATGCAACTACAAATTTTGCCGAATTTTCACCACGATTTGTCGCAGTAACGACTACATTTTCATTGTTTACAGTGTTTACAGTTTCGAGATTGCACACTGCCGGATTGTAATACGTTTTTGCACTGTACTTCAATGAACAATCTACAGTTACTATCTCGCTTGAATTGTCAAAAACAAAATAGCCAAGAGATGTTTCTCCTGCACCTATGATTTCAATACTCATGTCCGCAGCTCCAATAGAATTTCCATTAGCATCCTTTGCTGTTGCGTTTCCGGAGACAGACGCATTTACAGACGAAGTGTTTTTAATTACTACAATGTAGTAGCAAGAGCCATACTCATTTTTGTAAAGATAGCTCTTTGTTTCAAAATCGCTCTCAGAAACTTCGCTCGATGATTTGTTATGCACATTTGAAGAACTTCCCTTTCCAGTGCTGTTTTCATTTTCTTTTGAGTTGTGACCAATAATTGTTACAAACAGAAAACACAGGATAATAAAAGTTACAAGTATTCCTTTTATGTGGCTCTGTTTTTTTCTGCAATTCGGGCATATTTTTGCACCTTTTGGAATTTCTGACTTACAATATTTGCAAGTTTTTGTTTCACTTTCTTTGCTTTTCATTCTATTCCTCCTATTTTCTAAATTTTTAAACTATTGTACAATATTTTGTATGTTTTGTCAAATAAACAAAAAAATAAAGGGAAGCACCGAAGCACTTCCCATAAACACATGATTATGATTTTATTAATTTTCCGCTTTTCAACAGACTGAGAAGTTTTGAATTTTGGTCAGCACTACCTTTATAGTTAGAAATGCCATTGTGAGCCGCAATTTTGCCCCTATTTGCAAACGAGCCATCATAACCCATACTGTTTAAGGCATCCGCAATACTACCCGAATTACCGCTATATTTCGGGTAATAAACCGGCTCGTTATAACGTCCAATAATATCGCCGTCATTACAGTACACTCCGGTACTCATCTGATACTTTGCCTGTCCATTCACGATTGCGATAATTTTCCCGTTGCCACATCCGCCAGTAGCAGACTCATAACCGCAAGGAAGTGTTGGAGCTGGATAAGATGTTCCGTAGCTGACTACATCTCCGACATTCCATTTGTTATTATAAGAAATTGTGCTTTGAGAAGAAATCCCCAGTCCTTTTGCTATTGCTTCTGCACACTTTCCGGCATCCCACCTGTCTGCATCATCCTTATCATCCACAAAGCAGCACTCAATAAGGATTGCTTTGGAACGTGTCCGTTTCAGGACGTAAAGGTCAGTGCTAATCTTGAATCCCCTGTTTCGGATTCCAAGTGTGGAAGAAATTTCCTCGCAGATTTTATTTCCAACTTCAGATACATCGTTATTATAGCCGTACACTTCCACTCCGCCGGTAGAACCGTCACCAGAGCAATCATTTCTTCCGGAATTGAGATGGATGGAAATGTCCAGATCTACAGAATGAGAGTTGCACTTTGCTACAATAGATGCAAGATTGTCTCCCTGCGTCTTTCCTACGTCATCTGTACAGTCATAAACTGTGTGTCCTGCCGCCTGTAATAATTCAATTAATTTGTTTTTTACTTTTCGATCTTCGGTCACTTCATTGATAATACCTACTGCTCCAATGCAATAAAGTGAGTGACCACCGTGTACATTATAAATTGCCATGATTATTCCTCCTCATCATTAATCATAAATTCAATGCTTTTAAATTCTTCAATCGTCATGTTTCCGGACGCTTCAAGGTCATGGATTGAGATTTTGTGAATATTTACATCTTCGTTATCAATCTCGAGAAGTTCATTTAGCTTCGCGGCTGTTTCTTCTTTTTCTGCATCCGATTTGTTGTCGAAATCATCCATGATTTTCTTTCTCTCCGGCTCATAAGCCTCATAAAATCTCATGAGTTCTCTCATGTTCTTACTGATTGCGTAATTAACACGAACCGGGAATTGTTTTCCCGATTCAGCTAACTTATTAAGTCCGTTAATATTTGCGATAATTTCTGAATTTTTCATCTTTAACCTCCTAGATTACCTGTGCCCATGCGATGTCTTCGAATTCCTGCATATCCTTGTCTACTTCTGTTTTGTGTTTCAGATAAAGGTCTTTGTTCTGAATGGACTTACTTACATTAGGTGTACCATCTTCCGGGATGGATGCGGAAAGATAAGCAACCGGTTCCCGCTGTGTTCCCATTTCTGTGACTGTCTCAACCTCAACTGTACCTGTAAAAGTTGTACTTTTTGTGTAGTTTAACATGATAAAATACCTCCATTTTATAATAATGCGATATTAAATATCGTAGTAGAATTAACTATGGTTCATAGCAATTCCGATCAGATGTGTTACCATATTGTCTAAATTTTTTATTTTCTTATCCTGCATCTGTAACACCTTTATAATTGGTGCTATAAATTCCTCATACCTTAAACCATACTCATACTCTCCATCGATTACTGTTTCTTTTCTTGTGCTTTCATCGACCTGTACTTTTGGACTTTTTACAAATCCTGCAAAATCAGATGTAGCAATTCCAAGATTTCCTAACAGTTCTTCAACATCCTGTGCTATCAATCCATAATGTATTCTATTACTATCATTTTCAATAAACCTGTATCTCGATGGTTTTAACCCCATAACAAAATCATAAGATTGGTTATCTAATTCAGTAATATCTTTTTTTGCATTTCGATCCGATGTAGATATGCTTCCAGCCGCTGCATAAATCTGTTTCCAGCGATAGCCAGAATAACCTAATGTATAAGAATTGTCTGCGACCGGCATAAAGCGTTTACTGTTATCTAACTGCAAACTTTGTGAATTTCCATATCCAAAAATTAAATACGTTCCGTTCCCATAAATCTGAGGATATTGGCTTCCAGCAAAATGAGATTTGTTGTAAAATGTATCTTCGCTCTGCCCTATAACATGCCTAATACTTGAATTTACAATAAAGTTAGTAGACCCATAGGTGTCAGCCGTCATGTAAGTCGCCGTACTTGCACCAAGTCCCAAAATCATATTTTTGCAAACCACATCTCCATTAACGTAATTCTTCCCATCAATAAAAGCATTTCCGTGGCAATGGACTGAATATCCACTCCACATGCTTGAAGCTCCAATGCAAAGATTTTGCATTGCATTTAATTGTGAGCCGTTGACTGTAACAGAACCATCACTTATAACATCTTTTAATATTTTTCCTGCAATAGTTAAGTTTTGCATATAATTGTTTCCATTGCCATCTACATACCATAATCCATTCAGGGTGGTTGGAGTTTCTCCTTTTGTTGCACCTTTTTGAACAGAAAAAATCCATGTTTCTTCCGGATTTGTTTTAAATGGAGTTTGCAAGTAACCTCTCCTTAAATAGCCGTCAGATGCCACAATGTCTGTGTATAAAGATGTGGAATTAATTTTCCATCCGCCGATTTTTGCTGAAATGGCTTGCAAGCTGTCCACTTTAATTTTGTCTGCTGTAATCGTGTTCGCTTTAATTGCCCCACCATTAATAACCGTACTTGTACCATTTGAAGCAGAATTTTTAAATGTTGTTAATGCGTCGATGTCAAATTTTGCTGATAACAAACTTGCAACCCTGTCTGTGAGGGTAAAATCAGTTGCTGATGTTCCGGATTTGACAATCCATTGGAATTTGTTTGCTGTCTGATTTGCGATTGTTGCAACACTTTTAATACTGCTATCCACATCCTCAGGAGCTGGTGTCCAGTCTGTGGCTTTGTTACCTTTTTCAAGCTTCAGATTTTTGAAACATACTGTCCCAACCTTGTTGAATCCATTTATATAAACAAATTGATTGCTTTTATCTAATGTCAATGCATTGGTTCTAAGTGTTACAGACTTATGCACCCATTTTGTGCCAGCATCCACATGAAATGCCACCGCATTTGCTAACATATCTGTTGCATCCGGCTGACATATTCTTACCGATGCCGCAACCGTATTGCTGCTTATCAGATCAAAGCTCAACACATATTCCATATTTGGTTCTAACAGATTCACTTGTTTTTGTTCAAATGCGTACAATATTACCGCATATCCGGTTGATGCCACTGTACAGTTTATCTTCACACCGATAGTTTCATATGATTCAATACTTACTGTCCCATTCTGCTTATTAAAACTCCAGTACGTCTTACCCTGATTTGTTTTTGTTAGTAGATTTCTTCCACCAACCTGCAAATTATTAAGTTCTGTCTTTGTTGAGTAAGTACTGCTAACAGTAGTTTTAAATCCGTTCAAATCAGCTGTTAAAGCCGTCATATTCGACTGTAAAGCGGTAACGGTACTTCCATCCGCTTTACTATTAATCTTTGTTGTATTGCTATTTACTGTTGCTGTAAGGCTGGTAAGCGACTGATTAAGTGATGTGTACTGATTGCTTACTGTTGTCACTTTTCCCTCTACGGTTGAAATGCTGGAATCAATGTCTTCCGGTGCTGGTGTCCAGTCTGTAGCTTTATTACCTTTTTCTAATTTTAAATACTTAAAATACACAACCTTATTAGAATTGTTTCGTAGCCCAATCCAGAGTGCCGCAATATTTTTATTTTCAGGAACGTTAAATGTATAATTTATTCTTTTCCATTCTGTTGCAAAAGAACCAGGCACCCAGATAGCATGCACACGTTGTTTTTTACTGTCTACAAAATTAAGCAGTACCACACCCCCTTCTGTAGTCGTATGAGCAACATCACTTTTTACATCTAAACTTATTGTGTATTGTTCCT